ATCTGCTTTGAAAAATCTCCGGAGGGTGATTTTTTGGGAAGTTGATTCTTCATCATGAACCGGATTTTCGGTTGTTTATTGGAGATACACTGAATCCGATGACATTTACGGCGCTGTGAGGGGGTATTTGGAGGGAATAAGGGTAACGAAATAAGGTACGGCTACACTTCTCTTTTTGTTCTCCTTTCGAGAAGTACCCTTATTCCCTGCAAAAACTCTCTCACTAAATCCAGAAAGGAGTGGTAAAGTATGGCAAGACGTGCATCTACTGGAGAGAAACCGGTGATGCGAAGAGCAAGAAGCCCGGAAGCACGAGAAAAGCAGCTGATCGCATTAGCGATGGATTGTGCTGAAGAACAGTTGATGAACCATACGGCCAGTAGTCAGGTAATTACGCATTATTTGAAGCTTGGAACTGCCCAGGCAAAGCTTGAACTTGAAATGCTGAAAACACAGCAGAAATTAGCAGAAGCAAAAACTAAAAATATTGAAAGTGCAACCCAGACCGACGAAATGGTACGGAACGCAATCAATGTATTTAAGGTTTATGCCGGGTACCATGATGATGAAGATTAGAAGTTATACCGAACTTTGCAAATTTAAAAGTTTTGAGGAGCGGTTTGAATATTTGCGGCTTGATGGAATTGTCGGCAATGAAACATTTGGGTGGGATCGATATTTGAACCAAGTTTTTTATAAAACTAAAGAATGGCGAGAACTGCGGGACCGGGTAATATGGCGCGATCAATGCTGCGATATGGGAGTTGTTGGATATGATATTCCAAAGCGACCAATTGTGCATCATATGAATCCATTGACAAAAGAAGACATTTTGGGGAAAAGTGAATTTTTGTTAAATCCCGAGTATCTAATTACGGTAAGCCATAATACCCATAATGCGATTACCTATGGGAATCAAGATTTATTGCGAAAACCAGTATTGGAGCGCAGTGTAAATGATACCTGCCCATGGAAGAGGTGAGAGAATTGGAATCTATCCTGAATAGCGTAAAAAAGATGATTGGTATAGACCAAGATTATACTGCGTTTGATGTAGACATTATTACGCATACAAATACAGCATTTAGCATTTTGCGCCAGCTTGGTGTTGGACCGGATGAAGGGTTTGAAGTTACCGATAATACCCAGACATGGACTGATTTTATGGGTGATGACCCAAGACTTAATTTTGTAAAAAGCTGGGTGACACTAAAAGTAAAAATGCTGTTTGACCCGCCGCAGAGTTCGGCTTTGATTGATTCAGCAAACAGATTGTTGAGTGAACTCGAATGGCGGATTAATGTTAGTGTTGACCCAAAAGACTAAGGAGGTGAATAATCAAAATGCCAAATTATAATTACGAGATGTGGCATTGGGGTATCCCCGGAATGAAATGGGGGCAACGGCGATATCAGAATAAAGATGGAACCTGGACCAGCGCCGGAAAAGTGCGACGGCGTGGAGAAGAAGGGCATACTAGATATGCCACGCGAGAAGAGATTGATGCTAAGAAAAAACAGATAATACAGGGGCATAATGCAAAAGAATTGTACAAGTATAAAGACCTGTTTGATGACAAGGAATTAAGTGATGCTTATAGACGGCTTTTGATGGAAAAACAGGTAAAAGACCTTATTCCGAAGCAGGTAAGCAAAGGTGAACAAATTATTGATAGTACAATCAAATGGGGTAAAAAAGCAAGCGATTTGATTAACACCGCCTCAAATTTGTATACAAGTATTGATAAGGTTCAGAAACTTTTGGAAAATAAAACTAATTAAAAAATTTTGGAAAATAAAACTAATTAAAAAATTTTATTTTTGGCGAATGGTCATTTTATTTTATAGTTTGGCCAATTTTGCTTAAGAAGATGGAGAAGATACATTATGGCGTTATCGAATACGGCTGTGCCAAAATATTACGGCCGGTTCCGTGAGGCTGTAATGAGAGGCGAAATACCGGTTTGCAAAGAGATCAGCATGGAAATGAACCTGATCGATGATTTGATTGCAAATCCTGGTATTTATTATGATGAAGATGCTGTTGAAGGCTGGATTAAATATTGTGAAGGAGAACTTACTTTAACTGATGGTTCCGATGTAACACTATTGGATAGTTTTAAACTTTGGGGTGAACATATCTTTGGCTGGTATTACTTTGTTGACAGACAGGTATTTGTACCTGATGAATATGGAGAAGGTCACTTCGAGTTAAAACGGTTAAAGAAGCGCTTAGTAAATAAGCTGTATTTAATTGTTGGGCGTGGCGCTGCTAAGAGTTTGTTTGATAGTTTTATACAAAGCTATTACGAAAACATTGATATGAGCACAACGCACCAGATTACAACAGCACCAACTATGCGACAGGCTGATGAAATCATGAGTCCGCTGCGAACGGCAATTACACGAAGCAGGGGCCCACTATTTAAGTTTTTAACCGCCGGCAATTTGCAGAATACAACGGGTAACCGTGCAAACCGACCCAAATTGGTAAGTACGAAAAAAGGTATTGAAAATATGTTGACCGGAAGCCTTTTGGAAGTACGGCCGATGAGCATTAATAAATTGCAGGGATTGCGTTGTAAGATTGCTACGGTTGACGAATGGCTAAGCGGCGATATTCGAGAAGATGTAATTGGCGCAATTGAGCAGGGTGCAAGCAAGAACCCAGATTATTTGATTGTAGCAACGTCTAGCGAAGGTACAGTGCGAAACGGCAGTGGCGATACGATCAAAATGGAATTGATGAAAATCCTGAAAGGAGAATACATCAACCCCCACGTTGGAATTTGGTGGTATAAGCTTGACAGCGTAGATGAAGTTTCCCGGCCGGAAATGTGGTTAAAAGCAAACCCAAATCTTGGAAAGACTGTAACCTATGAAACTTATCAGCTGGATGTGGAACGCGCAGAAAAGAATCCGAGTGCTAGAAATGATATTTTAGCAAAGCGTTTTGGATTGCCAATGGAAGGGTATACCTACTTCTTTACTTATGAAGAAACGTTGCCGCACGGAAAGCAAGATTTTACGGGTATGAGTTCCAGCCTTGGGGTTGACTTGAGCCAGGGAAATGACTTTTGTGCTTTTACATTTTTGTTTCCATTGGGTGGAGAACGATTTGGTGTTAAGACGAGAAATTATATTTCGAGTTTAACATTGGATAAGTTGCCATTGGCCATGAGAAATAAATACCAAGAATTTTTGGATGAAGGCAGTCTTATTGTAATGGATGGGGCAATTTTGGATTTGAGCCTTGTGTATGAAGATTTGGACCGGCACATTGAAAGTATGGAATATGATGTAATATGTGTTGGTTATGACCAGTACAATGCCAAAGAATTTATGGAACGTTGGGCGACTGAAAATGGTCCGTTCGGTATAGAGAAAGTTGTTCAGGGTGCAAGAACAGAAAGTGTACCATTGGGAGAGCTGAAAAAGTTGGCCGAAGAAAGAATGCTATTATTTGATGAGGAAATGATGACATTTACAATGGGTAACTGTATTACGATTGAAGATACGAATGGTAACCGTAAGTTACTAAAAAAGAGATATGAAGCAAAAATCGATGCTGTTGCAGCATTGATGGATGCTTTTGTTGCGTATAAATTAAACAAAGAATCGTTTGAATGATACGCAGCATATAATATTTTATGATGAGAGGAGGGATAAAAATAAGATGAAGCAAGGAACGCATTTTATTCTTCCTGTTGAATTCGACTTAGATTTGGATACGGTAGAGCGGATAGAGTTTGTTTTTAAACAGGAAAAACGTCTTAATAGCGATATTGTAAAGGTTAATACATATCCAGATGATTGTACTCGACAGGAGAATACAAATGTTATTCTTATACCGTGGACGCGGGATGAAACGTTCAGGTTTGCGAGTGGCAGATTATTGTATATGGACACACGTATAACTTTACGTAACAGTGATAATCAGCCGGAAACCGAAATCTTACCAATCAAAATGAATCCGACATTATTTCGGGAGGGGTATATATGATACGGGTACAAATTGTTCCACAAGACATTGTATCGGTACATGTTTCTGGTACAACTATAGTTAGTTCACCAGAATATGTTGGACCGTATGATATTACCCCGATGTTCAGTGAACAGGTTTTGCAAACTGAAAAGCGAGTAATGACAAAAAACGTAACCATCGAAAAAATACCACAGTATGAGGTATCTAATGATTATGGTGGCGTAACACTAATTATGGGAGAGGAGTATTTTAATCATGGCTGCTGCTAAATATGTAAACAAAGTAGTTGTAGGGAAAGAAGTAAAACTTGATCTGACCGCGGATACCGTAACCGCCGATAAATTGGCGAAAGGTGTAACCGCCCACGATAAATCTGGCGCGCCCATTACGGGTACTAATGAGTTTGATGTTAATTCTAGCGATGCTACAGCCAGTGTTGCTGAAGTATTGAAAGGTAAAACATTTTATGCGCGTGGAACCAAAATGACAGGTACTATGCCTAATAATGGCGCTGTAAAAGGCAAGATTACTACCGTTTCTGGCAAATATACCATTCCAATGGGCTTTCATGATGGTTCCGGCAGAGTTCAGATTTCCGATACTGAGCAAGCAAAACTAATCCCGGCTAATATTCGTGAGGGCATTGAGGTTCTTGGTATTACAGGTACAATGTCTTCGTCCGAAGGTATGAAGCCGCAGGCTAAATCGGTGACGCCGACATTTGAAGAACAGGTCGTAGCACCTGATCCGGATAGCGAATACAACTGTTTGTCGCAGGTTACGGTTGCCTCGATTCCGACTTCTTATGTGGATAATGCCGCAGGCGGTCAGACGTTGACGATTGGAGGTTAAATATAATAATGGTCAATAAAGTTGTTGTGAACGGAGAGACTTTATTGGATTTGACAGGTGATACCGTAACCCCAAGCAATCTAGCAAAAGGCGTAACTGCGCATGATGCTTCTGGAAATCCAATTATTGGTTCGGCGGTTCCAGGTTATTTAAAAATTAAGCCTACTATCCTTAAAGCGCCGACAGCAATAAGTTTTATTGATGATGATTGTCGAAAAGAGGCTTATACCGTACTATGGCCAATAATTAAAGCACAGAATATTCCTTATGGATTGGCTTGCGCAATAGGACAGATTGGAAACACCAAGTTTATGACATACGATCAATTAATGTCCATGGCGAACTATGGATGTGATATTCTATGTCATCATTACAAAGAAGGTTCCATGACAGCGTTTAATAGCGCCGCTGACTACGAAAAAGACATTCAAAAAAGTTTGACCGATTTTGCTGATTTAGGAATCTCAAATGTAAAAGGGGTTGTTTATCCAAACGGTTATACTGTATATGATTATATGCCTGTGGTTCGTAAATACTTTGATATGGGGTTTACTACAGAACGCGGTATTAACAATCTGCCTTTGGAAAGTTGCTATATAAAACGTTGTGAAGTGTTCACACAATCTGGAATTTATACCTTGGCTGATGCAAAAAAAAATGGTAGATGATGTTTTCACAAATGGCGGATGGCTGGTTTTTATGACGCACGTTTGGTATAAGTCATTCAACGCTGACGAATTAACAGCTTTAATTAGTTACATTAAAGAAAAGGGAATCGATATAGTCTCTCCAAATTATGGAATCGAAAATTTTGGAAACATTATTGATATTGGTTATGCCAAAAAACCCTTTACTACGATGAGTAAGCCGTATTATATTGTTGATTGTTTGGGACGTGTGTATGCTAACACTTGGAATTATACCGAAATGAGTAATGTTACGCGAACGGAAGTCGATTTGCCGTATCATGCGGGATATACTTTGACAACAAGCGGAACAACAAAAAAACAGAGTGATGTAAAGCGTATCATTTCTGATAAAATTACAGCATCTTCGGGAGAGAAGTATGTATTCTGCAATTTGAGTACTAAATATGGAAATTGCTATTATGTTATTTATGATTCTAGCAATGCTGTATTAGCATATAAAAATGTTGGCGTGAATAGTACCGGAGAAGTATTGGATGAAGTGACGGTAACGATGCCTGAAAATACATCGTATTTTAGATTAGCATGCGATCTTTTAGTGAATGATGTTATGTTTAAAGCATATAAAATTATTCAATGAGGGTATAATCAATGCGCGATGAAACGAAAACTGTATCCGAAGTCGCAGCTCAAATTTGTGATAAGTTAGATATTAAATACTGTAATGGTGATGGATGCTGCGTGGTCGATGGAATTGATGTTGACGAATGTTTGCGACTTGATATAGAACCGCTTGAATATAAGGGCTATAAAACCATTCCTAAATTGTCAATATTAGATGCTGTTTATTACGGGATTATTGCAGGAATTAAAGATTTGGTTATATGGCAATCGGATACCGTGGAAGGAATTGCAAAAGAGTTCCATTCTTGCGTAGATGATTACTTAGATTTTTGCAAAGAAATTGGTAAAGAACCAGAAAAACCAGAAGTAAAATAAAAAAATCAAAATGGATTACCCAGTTTGGAGCGTAATGCTTTGAGCTGGGTATTTTTTGTTTTGAAGGGAGGTGGGGGTTTGGAGGAAGAGATGCGATTTGGGGACCGGCTGAAACACGCTTGGAATGCATTTATGAACCGAGATCCCCCGGTAAATTATTGGAAGAGTGGACCGGGATACAGTATCAGGCCAGACCGGCACAGGATTATTAGCGGAAACGAGCGAACGATCGTCAATTCCATTTACAACAGAATTGGTGCAGACTGTGCTGCGATTGATATTTACCACGTGCGGTTAGACAAAAATGACCGATACAAGGAGAAAATTGAGAGTGGGTTAAATGAATGTTTGAATCTAAACGCCAACATTGATCAGACTGGACGAGCTTTTAAGCAGGATATCGTGATGAGTATGCTGGATGAAGGTTGTGTGGCGATTGTACCGGTGGAAACCACATTGAACCCCGATGCTACAGCAGGTTATGACATTACAAATATGCGAACCGGAAGGATTCTGGAATGGTATCCAAGTGATGTGCGGGTTGAGGTTTATAACGAAACAACCGGGAAACGGGAAGAATTGGTGGTACCGAAAAAGACGATTGCCATTATTGAAAATCCGTTTTATGCCGTTATGAATGCGCCAAACAGCACAATGCAGAGATTGATTAGAAAGCTGTATTTGCTGGATGCTGTGGACGAAGAGGCAAGTTCCGGCAAGCTCGATTTGATTATTCAGCTGCCATATGTTGTGAAGAGTGAGACCCGTAAGCGGCAGGCAAATGCACGGCGGGAAGAGCTTGAAAACCAGTTGGCAAACAGCAAATATGGCGTTGCCTATGCAGATGGCACAGAAAAAGTGATCCAGTTGAATCGGAGCCTTGATAACAACTTACTGAAGCAGATTGAGTATTTGACTAATTTGGCATTTGCTCAGCTTGGAATTACCCAAGGCATTTTGGACGGAACCGCTGACGATAAGACAATGCTGAATTATTACAGCAGGACCGTTGAACCGATTATGGCTGCTATTACCGACGAAATGAAGCGGAAATTTTTGAGCAAGACTGCTAGAAGTCAGCGCCAGACGCTTCTATATTTCCGCGATCCGTTTAAGTTGGTGCCAGTGAACGATATTGCTGAAATTGCTGATAAATTTACCCGTAATGAAATTATGACGTCAAACGAAATTCGCCAGACGATTGGGATGAAGCCTTCTGACGATCCTAAGGCGGACGAGTTGCGGAATAGCAATATTGCTGAGGCAAAACAGGATTTGAGCAATCGAGAACCAGTAACAACTGAAGATAAGGGAGAGGAGTAAAAATCAAAATGGCAAAAGAAAATTACGATTGCCATGGCTGGGCAACGCAGTATGGGGTGTTGTGCGGTGATGGCCGAACGATTATGCATGGCGCTTTTGCCGACCAGGATGGTGCGACGGTTCCCCTGATTTGGAACCACAACCATGATGACCCGGCAGATGTATTGGGCCATGCGCTATTGGAAGCAAGGCCGGAAGGAATGTATACCTACTGCAAATTTAATGATACCAAGAACGGTAGGACTGCTAAAGAGTTGGTAAAAAACCAGGACATTACCTCTTTTAGTATTTACGCAAATAAATTGCAGTACAAAGGTGATCGGCGTTTCGGCAATGTGCAGCATGGCATGATTCGGGAAGTGAGCCTGGTATTGGCCGGTGCAAACCCAAAAGCAGGTATCGAACCCGAATTGCTGCATGGTGAAGAGAGCGAAGATGCGGCTTTTATCTTCTGTGCTGATGAAAATACTGCTTTTTGTGAAAGCCTGGAGCATGATGACACAAAGCCAGCAGAGGAAAAACCTAGCGAAGAAAAACCCGAAGAAGAAGCAAAGAAACCTGAAGATGAGGAAACCGTGCAGGATGTGTTTGACAGCATGACGGACCGCCAGAAGAAGGTTGCCTATGCTGCGATTGCGGTAGCAGTAGATGCTGCAAAAAATAACGATGAAGCAAAACACAATGATGAGGAGGATGGAGACATGAAAGAAAATATTTTTGACAAGGGCAGTGCCCAGCATGAAGATGTACTGACCCACAGCGACATTGAAACCATTTTTGACACTGCCAAGAAGGGCCGACTGACCTTGAAAGAAGCTTGCGAGGACTTTTTGAGCCACAAGGCAAATTATGGTATTGACGGGATTGATGCTTTGTTCCCGGAATACAAGGAACTGAACAACCCGCCCAAATCTATTGACCGCGACCAGACCTGGGTTGGTAAGGTTATGAACGGTGTTAAGCATTTGCCGTTTAGCCGCGTAAAGACCAGCTTTGCTGACATTACTGCGGATGAAGCACGTGCACGAGGCTATACTAAGGGTAAGAAGAAGGTAGAAGAGGTTATTACCCTGGCAAAACGTACCACTGACCCCCAGACTATTTACAAGAAGCAGAAACTGGACCGCGACGATGTTCTGGACATTACCGGTTTCGATGTTGTTGCGTGGATCAAGAATGAGATGCGCGGTAAGCTGGAAGAGGAACTGGCACGCGCCATCCTGATTGGTGATGGCCGTGACCCCAGCAGCGATGACAAGATTCAGGAGCAGCATATCCGACCGATTTGGACCGATGATGTTTTGTTTACCATCAAGCGTGAAATTACCGAAGGTGCAACTGCCAGTGTTACTGCTGAAAACATGATGGATGATGCCATCCGTGCCCGTAAGGAGTACAAAGGAAGCGGCAACCCGGTTCTGTTTACGACCGAGGATGTGCTTGCTGAAATGTTGCTGCTGAAAGATAAGAATGGCCGCCGGATTTACAACAGCGTAAATGACCTGGCAACCGCCATGCGTGTGAGCAGCATTATTACTGTACCCCAGATGGAAGGTTTGACCCGCAGCACTACCGCTGGTAAGACCACCGATACCTATACCCTTTACGGGATTATGGTCAATCTGGCAGACTACAGCGTTGGTGCAGACAAGGGCGGTAGCGTGAACCTGTTTGATGATTTCGATATCGATTACAACCAGTACAAGTATCTGATTGAGACTCGTTGCAGTGGTGCGCTTACTGTTCCGAAGTCCGCAATCGTATTTGAGACTAAGAAGAGTGTTACCACTGCATAAGTTTGCCTTTTGGTTAATTAAGACTAACCAAAAATCAAAATGGAAGTGAGGAGCCAGGGGAATGCGCAAGTTTTTTGGTGAAATTGGTTACCAGGTGATGGAGGAAACTGCGCCGGGGGTTTGGGAAGAAAAGATCACTGTGCGGCAATATTACGGTGATTGGGTGCGGAGAAAACGCAGGCTCGACACGACAAATGAAGTGAATTACAGCATTACAATCCAGAACAGTTTGAGCATTGTAGCGGATGCCTTTGCTTTTGAGAATTTTGCAGACATGAGATATGTGGAATTTAACGGCAGTAAATGGCAAATTAGTGATGTTGAGCTGAATTATCCACGGCTTGAGCTGACGATTGGGGGGCTATACCAAGATGGGAACGCGAATTGATTTGCAAAAGCAGTTGGCAACGTTTTTGGCATGCCCATATTCCGGTCCAACTTGCAGGGTGTATTTTCAGCCACCGACCAATACTGTGATGAAATATCCATGCTTTGTTTACAGCAGGGATAACGGAGACCAGCTGTTTGCTGATAACAAGACATACCGATTTAAACAGCGATATCAAGTGACTTATATCAGCAAGAATCCGGATTGTGACGAGGTTATTACAAAAATGTTGATGCTGCCTTATTGCAGCTATGACCGGCATTATGTGGCAGATACATTGCACCATGATGTTTTTACAATTTATTACTAGAGGAGGAATAGAATATGGCGACTCAAGCTTTGGAATGGGATAAGACCGGTGAGCACTTTTATGAAAGTGGTGTAAGCAAGGGCGTTCTGTACGTACTGAGTGATGAGAACGAATATAATAACGGCGTTGCTTGGAATGGTTTGACCAATGTAACTGAAACCCCTAGTGGTGCTGAGGAGAATGCAATTTATGCGGATAATATCAAATACGCTTCTCTGCGCAGTACCGAGGAAATTGGCGGTACGATCGAGGCTTATACTTACCCGGATGAATGGAACCAGTGTGACGGTAATGGCGAATTGGTAAAGGGCGTGCATGTTGCCCAGCAGGAACGCAAGACTTTTGGCCTTTGCTACCGTACCGAGATCGGTAATGACACCAGCACTGAGAGTGATGATGGCTACAAGCTGCATCTGGTATATGGCGCTACGGCAAGCCCCAGCGAGCGCAGCTATGATACCCAGAATGATAACCCCGATGCTGTGCAGTTTAGCTGGGAGTACACCACGAACCCGGTTAGTGTTGCTGGCTTTAAGCCGACCAGCCTGATTACCATTGACAGCCGGACTGCGGATAAGGCTAAACTGACCGCTTTGGAAACAATTTTGTATGGTTCCAGCACCGCGGCTGCCCGACTGCCCTTGCCGGATGAAGTGAAGACTTTGATGACTTCCAGCAGCTGATAAAAAATCAAAATGGAGTTTTTTTGAAAGGAGAATAAACACATGCGTAAAGAGACAATTACTTATACGGACTATAACAATGTAACCAGAACTGAGGATTTCTTTTTTAATCTGAATGAAGCGGAACTGACCGCACTCCAGTATGGAGTGGACGGCGGCATGAAAGAAATGCTTGAACGAATTGTGAAGAGCAAGGATAACAAGCAGATTATGGCGTGCTTTCGTGAGCTGATTGCAAAAAGTTATGGTGAGAAGAGTCCGGATGGCAGACGTTTTGTTAAGAGTAAGGAGTTGAGCGAAGCATTTATGCAGACTGAAGCTTATAACGAATTGATGCTGCGCTTTATGACCGATGCCAATTATTCGGCAGAGTTTATCAATGATGTGTTGGCCGATGTTACGAAGCGCACTGAGGAACGCAATGCCAAGAAAGGCGAAAATAAAACGATTGTACTGCCTGCGCAGAGTTAATTAAAAGAGGTGGACAAGGAATGCTTAAAGTAAAGATTCCAAAAATTGAAGGGGCATGGAATGGCGAAACGTTTGTTGATGTTCCGGAAACGGAATTAATTTTGGAGCATAACCTTGTCTCCCTTTCTAAGTGGGAATCAAAATGGAAGAAACCGTTTTTTGATGGAAAAGAAAAATCAATTGAAGAAACGCTGGATTATGTCCGATGCATGTGCCAAGTAGAACCCGATGACGTAACGATTATCGGCGCTTTACCAATGGATGAACTGCGGCGGATTAATTTATATATTGATGACCCGATGACCGCAAGCGTTTTTAAAAACGACCGGCATAAAGGAAAAATCCAGCAGAAACGGATTACAAGTGAGCTGCTTTATTATTACATGACCGCGCTGAACATTAACTGGGAAGCCGAATATTGGCATTTGAACCGGTTGATTGCGCTGATTAAGACTTGTAACCTGGAGAACGCGCCGAAGAAGAAAATGAGCCAGAATGAAATTTTGAGGCAGAACCGGGAACTGAACGAAAAGAGAAAAGCAATGCTGCATACAAAGGGTTGATTCCCCTTTAGAAAAGGAGTGGAAAAATGAGACTGAGTAATGGCGATGTGTTGATGAGTTGGCCGCTGAAAAAGCATGTAATCAGCGCTGGCTGGTGGTATAACAGTGGAATTTTGCACCGGGCTATTGATTTTGGTGACACACCGGTTGGAACCCCCGTTTATGCTGCCGAGGATGGGGTGGTTAGTATTTGTTACCATTGGAATGGTAAAGTAACCCAAGGCAATACCAATAGCTACGGCAATATGGTAAAACTCAGCCATGATGCTTATAAAGGCGGAAGCTTGGAAACTTTGTACGCTCATTTAAGCAAAATTGTGGTAACGAAAGGCCAGAAAGTAAAAGAGGGAGACCTGATTGGTTACAGCGGGCAGACCGGAAATTGCTACGGGCCGCATTTGCACTTTGAAGTGCGGTACAAGGGCCAGAGAGTGCATCCGTTGAATTGGCTGGATGACGATTTTACCAGCAAGGTACCAAAGAACCGGTTAGGGAGTTATGTAAGCGTGAAACGAGAAAGCGCGCCTACAGCAAATCGAACGATGCAGCTATTGACGATTGGACCTGTCAGTAGCGGCGATGCGATGAAATTTTATGATTTGGCAAATGAACTGGGGCTTGTGAGTACGGGACTATATAAAGCGGAATATCAGTGAGGAAAAATCAAAATGGTGGTAATACGGCATAGAGGGGATTTGAAAAAGACAAGAAACTTTTTGGAACGAATTGTGCGCCGGAATTACCGGGACGTTTTGGAGAAATATGGACAACGGGGTGTGGATGCCCTGAGTGCAGCAACGCCAAAAGACACCGGAAAAACAGCTGGAAGTTGGGAATATGAAATTGAACAGACCCAAACAGGCTATACGATTGGATTTAACAATACAAACTTGAACCATGGAGTTAGTGTTGCCTTACTACTGCAATACGGGCATGGAACAAGAAATGGCGGATATGTGCAAGGAATTGATTATATTAACCCTGCGCTGCGGCCGGTGTTTGAAAAAATGGCGGATGAGGCATGGCAAGAGGTGGTGAAGGAATGAGCACAAGTATCGATCAGCGAATTGTAGAAATGCAATTTGACAATGGTCAGTTTGAACGCGGAGCAAAGCAAAGTATTGAAACACTGGATAAACTGGACAAAAGCCTGGATTTGCGAGAAAGTGCAAAAAACTTGACCGCTTTGAGTGATGCTGGGAAAAATTTTAGCCTGGATGGTGTTGCCAGCGGAATTGAGGTTGTACAGCAGAAATTTACAGCCCTGGAAATTATGGGTATTACTGCTTTGCAGCGAATTACCAACCAGGCGATTACAACCGGCGAAAACCTGGTAAAATCTTTGAGCTTGGACCAGATTGGGCAAGGGTTTGGGAAATATGAACAAAAGACGACCTCGGTTCAGACTATTGTAAATGCTACGGGGGAGAGTATTGATTCCGTTAGTGAGAAGCTGGCAAAGCTAAACTGGTTTACGGATGAGACCAGCTATAACTTTACCGATATGATTGCTAATATTGGTAAATTTACCTCTATGGGCATTGACCTGGATACCAGTGTTACCGCTATGGAGGGTATTGCTAACTGGGCGGCAATTAGCGGACAGGGAGTAAACGAAGCAAGCCGTGCCATGTATAACCTGAGCCAGGCGATCGGTGTTGGCGCTGTTAAATTGATGGATTGGAAGAGCGTTGAAAATGCTAATATGGCCACCAAGGAATTTAAGGAAACGGCGATTGAGACCGCAAAGGCTCTAGGCGAATTGAATGCACAGGGCAAAACAGCAAATGGTACCGCTGTTACGGTTGAGAATTTCGCCTCCACTTTGTCTGAAGCCTGGTTTACAAGTGACGTACTGCTGAAAACGTTAAATAAATACGGAGAATATGCCGATCAAGTTTATACTGTTGCTACCGAAAAGGGATTGACCTGTGCGCAGGCAATGGAGCAGGTAAATGGCGAAACCATGAACCTTGGTGAGCGAGCTTTTAAGGCAGCACAGGAAGCAAAGACGTTTACGGATGCGATTAATTCCGTGAAGGATGCAGTGAGCACCGGATGGGCCAATACGTTTGAAATTATTTTTGGTAATTATGAAGAAGCCAAGAATATGTGGACCGATTTAGCAAATGATCTTTATGATATTTTTGCTGGCGGAGCGGAAGACCGAAATAACTTTTTGGAAGAAGTTTTTGCCGCTAATACGGCATCGATTGATGGACTTGACAGACCGAGTGGACGGGAACTGATGATCCAGAGCGCTGCTAATGCGTTGCAGATGTTAAAGCAGCAGATGGAAATTGTAAAGGGAAGTTGGGATGATGTATTCCCACCGTTTACTGCAAACCAAGTTTATAAACTTATGCGGCGAATCGAGAAGCTGAGCGAAAAGCTGGTTTTAAGCGATGATAATGCTGATAAATTGAAGCGGACCCTAAAAGGATTATTCAGTATTTTGGGTATTGTAAAGGATGCGGTAACCAAATTAACAAAAAGCGGGCTTAATGTTTTGAACGCTTTGATTGGCGATGTGAACCTGAATATTTTGGATTATACCAGCAACATTGGGGACCACATTGTTGGGCTGCGAGAATGGCTGAATACCAATACTAAACTGAATGCGGTGATTGATAAGGGTACTGGCTTTTTGGTAAATGGCATTACCAAGGTAAAAAGTTTTGCGGAAGAACACCAAGTTTTGCAAAAAAGCATTAATGCAGTACGAAATATTCTGAGTCTTGCCATTGAGACTGGAAAGAAGTGGTTTAACAGTTTTAAAGAGCTGCCTACCGTTCAAAATGGATTTAAAAAGTTAAGCGAAATGTTCCAGGAAGGGCTAAAAACTGGAAAAGAGCTGATTGACGAGTTTAGCCCGGCATTAGAAGAATTTTTTGAAAAACTGACAAGCACTGACGGAATTACTTTTGACGATATTATTCAGCTGTTTGAGAATTTAAAAATTAGCGGCGGACAAGCCCTTGATACTTTAAATCAGAAATGGGAACAATTTACTGGAAATTTAATCGGATTTAAGACAAATATTGATAACGCGATTGGACTGGTAAAAAACAAATTTGAAGAAGCTAAAAAAGCAGTAGACGAGTTTTTAGGCGGACTGTTTAGAACTTCAAATACAAAAATTAGTAAATTTGGGCTTACTAAATTTATTGGAATTTTGGTAAGTGGTGGTGTGCTGAAAACATTATATGACCTGAGCACGGTATTTGGCAAGGTAGGCAAGGCAACGGATAGCATTAAGGATACTGCTGTTGGTGTGCTGAAAGAACTAAAGAATGTACTTGTTGCTTACCAAAAACAGTTAATGGCGGGAAGTTTACTAAAAATTGCCGGTGCCGTTGCGATTTTGGCAGGTAGTTTGATTGCGTTGACGTTCGTTGACCAAGATAAATTGCTTAAATCCGCCGGTATACTTGGAAGTCTTTCTTTGGGATTGGCGGCTTTGGCAACCGGTATGGCGCTTTTAGAAAAGCACGGTAAACTTGGAGATCCAAAAGGATTAAGTGTAACTGTACTTGCTTTAAGCGCTTCGATTTTGCTGATTGTAAAAGCAATGAAAGATTTGGAAGGATTTGATGACAAAACCTTATTGGATCGGATGAAGGTGCTTGGTGGAATTGCAGCTGGATTATTGGTATTTGTTGCCGGGATGAATGCGGTGAACAAATATATTGGTATGGGAAGTCCTTGGACTGCATTGCAATTGGTTGCACTTGCATTAGCATTAAAAGTTGTATTGAGTGCACTGCAAGATTTGGAAGAATATAAAATTGATACCTTAATTGAAAGCGTTAAGAAAATGACGCTTTTAATGGGGAGTGTTGCAATTGCTGCAAGTTTAGCTGGTAAAGGCAGTTTTGGCGGAGCAGTAAGTATTTTGGCGTTTGCGTTTGCGCTGAAATATTTTATTAGTTTATTCAAAGAAGTTGCTGAGCTTGATATGAGTAATATTCAGGATAATCTTGGTAGCTTTATCGCCGTTTTTGGAACTTTTGCTGGTTTAATGGCTGCTAGTGGAAAAGTTGGGGCGAATGCAAGCAAGGGCGGCGCAGCAATTTTGATGATGAGCGCCAGTTTGCTGATTATTTTGGAAGCATTCAGGCAACTTAGCGAACTGAATCCAGAAGATGTTGCAATTGGAACAGCATTTGTTGCGGTAGTAAGCGGCTTGTTTGATGCCTTTATGTTTTTTAGTAAATTTGCCGGGGATAACGTGCTTAAAGCCAGCGGTAGTATAGCCGCAATGAGTGCCAGTTTGCTTTTGATAGCTGGAACAGTAGCAATATTGACCACACTCGATCAAAGCAAACTTGGAAACGCACTTGCTTGTTTGACCATCATCACTAGCTTATTAAGCGGTATGATGGCGGTAAGTCAGTTTGCAAAGGGAAGCGAGAAAGTAATTCTATCCCTTGGCGTTGTGGTTGCTGGGCTTGCAGCGATAATGTTTGCTATGAGTATGATGGAAGCTGACGAGCTGACCAACGCGACGAATGCGTTAAGTAAATTAATGGTTTGCTTTGGTGTTCTGGTTGGTATGAGCGGGTTTACCGGGAAAGCTAATGTTGCGCTTGTGGCTGTTACAGCAGCGGTGGTCGCACTTGGTTACTTGCTATACGTAATGCAGGAGAAAATTACTAACACAGAAAAACTGCTTCCAATTGTGGAAAGCTTGAGCTTGTTGCTGCTCGCAATGAGTGGTGCAATTGCGATTTTAAGCAATATTCCATTTAGTGGTGCTGTTAATGCTGCTGCGGATTTGGCTGCATTTTTGGCGATGATGGCTGGGGCGATGGAAAGTATTGGCTTTGTTCTACAATATGTGGACGAAGATGGGTCCAATATGGACCGCTTTGTCAATTTTATGAACCATCTCGGTTCTGCTATTGGTGGTTTTATTGGTAATTTCGGTGCCGGACTGACGGATGGATTTGGCCGAATTGGTGAAAACCTGAGTGCCTTTGCCAAAAACTCTACTGATTTTATTGATATGCTGGAAAAAGTGGACAGCAGTAAAATCGATGGCGTTAAAAATTTGGTAGATGTGGTTACTACGTTGGGAGAAGCTCAGATCGGTAATGCGTTGAGCGGGCTGAACAATCAAAATGGATATGAATGGTTTAAAGATGCTTTGAATCAGATTAGCCTTGGCTTCGATGCCCTTAGCACGAACATGAAGAGCGTGAGCATTACCGACGTAAATAAGGTAACGAAACTTACTGATGCTATGGACACTGTAGCAGAGTTTGCAACGAAGATACCGGCTACCGGAGGAACTCTGCAAGAATTTTTTGGCTCTAAAAACCTGGATAGCTTTGGGCAAGGGTTATCGAGTTTTGGTGGATATTTTGCAGCCTATGCAGAATCCGTAGCCGGAATTGATACGGAGGTTGTTACTGCGACAAGTGCTGCGGCAAAGACCATTACCGATTTTGCAAGTGCCATTAATCGTAGTGGGGGATTTTTACAATCTTTTACTGGAGAAAAGAAACTCGATAATTTTGGCTCAGAGTTAGCAGTGTTCGGTGCAAACTTTTCCGAATACGCTAGTAAGGTTGATGGGATTACAGAAGAGCGTTTGGCAGGGTCGAGCGCAGCAGCACAAACAATTATTGAATTTTCTAACGCTCTTAATAAAAGTGGGGGATTTTTACAATCTTTTACTGGAGAAAAGAAGCTTGATAATTTTGGCTCAGAGTTAGCAGTGTTCGGTCAGAATTTTGCCGCATACGCCAGTAGTGTTGACGGTATTACTGAAGAAAAATTAGCAGCATCAAGTGCGGCTGCGGATACAATCATTCAACTGTCCAAAGCGATTCCAAATTCTGGCGGATTGGCTAGTTTGTTTAGCGGCGATAATAACATTGGAACGTTTGGCAAGAACTTGGCCGATTTTGGTGCAAATTTTAAAACATATTATAATAACATTTGTAATATGGACCCCAAAAAGTTGATGTTTGCAATAAATGGCATAAAAGGACTTGTTGACATTGTTGACCTGCTAGATGGTAAAAATGTAAGTAAGCTTTGGACCATGGGCCAAGCTATGCAAGACTTGTTCCGCGTCGATGAAGGCATGTACAACAACCTGGAGCTGCTTTATTCCAACATGCAAAATACCGGCGAAACGATGATTGACCGGCTGATGCAGGGCATTACAAATAAGGCGCCTAATGTTGCATTGACTGCACAGCAGACGATTACTAACATTATTGGAGATATGGCAACGCAAATTGGTACAGATCAGACCGTTGTTATTCAGGCTTTTGAAGGGATGTTGAATGCGGCCATTGAATATTTGAATAGCCGTAAAGAAGACTTTGGCAAATATATCAGCAGTGTTTGCGATGAGATGATTACTGCTATGAGTAATCGGTATGACGATTTTGCAAATGCTGGCAGCTATGTGATTGCTGGATTTGTTAAAGGTATGAAAGATGCCAAGATGGATGCTATTACGGCAGCAAGTAACATTGCTTTGGAAGCATACCGTGCGGCTTGTGATACCCTTGATGTACACAGCCCCAGTAAAAAATTTGCCTGGATTGGTATGCAAACCGATAAAGGACTAGCAGAAGGCATGCTGAAGTATGGGCGAGTGGCAAAAGAAGCTGCCAAACGAACCGCGAGTGAAACCGTAAATGCTGCACAAAATAGTATTTATGGAATCCGAGGAATGTTTGACGGAATTGACCTGACGCCGATTATCCGCCCGATTGTGGACTTGGATGCTGTAAAAAATGGTGTTGCACAGCTGAACGGTATGACGACCGGAATGAATACGGGTTTGCGGCTTGACACCGCTTATGCTTATGTAAGTTCTGCGGCTGCCAGCATGGATGCAAAGAAGGCCAATGAAAATCAAAATGGATTGGAAAAGGTAGCGAATGAGTTGAAGGCACTGCGCGATAACCCGCCGGTTACAATGAACAACAAGTTTGACATTACCAATCCAGACCCTGAAGCTGTTGCCAATAAGGCGGTAAGCAAGATTGTGCGGCAGATTGGACGAGATACCAGCAGAGGATAAATGAAAGGAGTGCTCCACAATGGGAGTAATTGTTTTTAACGGTGTAAGCAGCGCCGATTATGGGATTGTTGTGGAGCATTTCCCAGATACCAGTATGCCCCAAAGAGATTATGGCAAAACGCACGTTACCGGACGTAATGGAGATATTGTTACGTACGCTTATGATTCTTATGGGAATGTTGAGCGAAATTATGACGTGGCCGTTGCCGATAAAAAATATAGATTTTGGGAACTCGCAGACCGGATTTCCGATTTCTGTCATGCAGGGACTGGATATTGCCGGCTGGAAGACAGCTATGATCCGGAGCATTACCGAATGGCAATGTTTAACGAGTCCGGGAATATCACGAATATTTTAGACCATGGTGCAAGGACAACGTTGACGTTTGACTGTAAGCCGGAACGATATCTGAAAATTGGCGAAAAGACGATTAGTTATGATGTAAGGGATGATGAAGCGATTGAATATCATTTTTATAATCCGACGCCATACCCTGCAAAGCCAATTATCCGACTTTATTCAACCGGTGGCGGTAATGCAATTTTGAAATGGACGGCGAATAACCTCCAGAGCAATTTTGACATTACATTGCGAGATATTGCAAATGATTGGGTTGAAATTGACTGCGAAAAAGAAACAATGTACCAGTGGCTGTATGGTGAAAAACAGTGGCTGAACACGAGAACAACTGCTACAACATTTCCGTTTTTTGGAAAGGGTGAGAATACTTTCCGATTTGAAAAAGATGGAACTGAGCAGTTGGGTATTAGCAAAATAGAAGTAATACCGAGGTGGTGGCGGCTATGATGCTTAAAATTTATCTGGACGGCGATACCGATAAGGAATTTGTAGCCAATAATGCAAATGGCGTATTGAGCGATGCAATTAATGTGCGAGTAACAAGAGAGTTGAATTATAAGGATAAGCGTGGCGGAACTTACGAACTTACGTTTGATTACCCTTATAATGGAGAGCTATTTGATGAATTAAAATTCCGGTCGATTATTGTTGCGGAGCCATATTATGGCGGAACGCTTCAAAAATTCCGGATTGCAGAAAAATCAAAAGCCGAAGGGGAGCTTGTCTCGGTGCGATGTACCCATATTGGTTACGACAAAGAATCCCTGGCGATTGAAGGGACCGGCGTAGAGCGGTTGCAAGGTTCAACTTATGGTTTGACACAGGCGCTGATTAACATTGCCGCCAGCACGTTACCGGGAACCAGGCGAAATGCTTTTAGTTATGAAGTAATGAGTGATTTAAGCAATTACCAGGATGGCAAGGAGTTTTTGCATACATTCACAAAATCCCTATACGATATTTTATATGATACCGATACTGGATTGATGGATTTGTATGACGGACTTGAATTTGACTGGGACAATGAGAAATTGCTTGTTTACCGGAAAATGGGTAGCGATACGGATTTTGTATTTGATGACCGACACAATGCTGTGGACGTAAAAGATACGGCAAAATTAAGCGATTATTTTACCGGTGGTTTTGCTTATTGGTATGGGTACAAATACCATCATAGCGGTAAATGGATTGGAACACCGCAGTTGGTTGCCGGGCAGCAATATACTGTGATTACCGGTGGCTGGGATGCACAGGATAGTGTTTTGGTGCAGCTTGATTTGGATAGCGGTGCGGAATGGGCTACAGGTGAACGAATTTGTCTGATTGGTTATGGATATCAGGTTTTGACGTTTACACCAACTAAAAATCTGAATGTTGCAATCAGCACGAATACAGATCAGGTGAATACTGACAGTGTAAAATTATATAAAGGCAACGGAACAACTGGCGAAGAAATCCCATTGACTGGTGATTGGAAAGATGGGTATTGGCTTGGAACCAGTGACACAGTTGGTACCTGGATAGACAGCTCTACCAGCGGGTATGACAAAAAAGTATATGCGGACCATACAGACGAAGCGGTTATCAACACGAAATATGATTACTCGAAACCAATGATTATTAATGCTTCTGATGCTTTTGATTCTAAGCCTGACGGAGATAAACTTTATGCTTATGCACGAAAAGTAATGACACCACTGCAAAAAGATGCGGTAGAAAACACGATCAATTTTACAGTTGTGTTAGACCCAGATAGCGAAGAAGCGAAAACATTGCGTCTTGGAGACCGGGTAAGAGCGAAGAGTATTTATACCGGTACTGACCAGAAGGTGCGAGTAACAAAAACTGTATATAACCCGATTGGACGGTATTATACCGAAATTGGCGTTGGTGAGCCGGAAAAGACAATTACAGAAGCAATTATTGGTGTTGGAAAGTGGGGCGGTTAAATGGTTGTTACGAAAACTTTTGATGTTGAACTTACCCAGAATTCAATGCCTATGTTTATGGATGCGGTGCAGGGGGACGTGAATTCCCGTTCTATTCGATATCAATTATATCAAAATGGAATACACTTTAATGTTCCCGAAACCGGAAGCGTGAGAATCTCCTATCGAAAGCCTGATGGAACGGTTGGAGTTTACAGCACTAATAAAAATAAAGAAAACGCATACCAATTATATGCAAATGCTGTTGAAATTGAATTGGTCGAAGATGTTTTAAGCCAGGGAGGCGCAGTTCTTGTTGAGCCGGCATTGTATGACACTAACGGCAGCAGAATTGCGTTTTGGCATACGATTATTCGGGTAGAACCACGTGTTCCGCAGGAGCAGACGACCACGGGTGTTGCCTATAATACGTTTGAAGACGATCTTGCGATTCTGACTGCCAGACTTAACGAAGTTTTAACTGGTGCCGAGGGGACACCCGATGAGCTAAAAGATATCCGGGTTGGATATGACGGTACAAGTTATAATAGTGCAGGCGATGCTGTGCGAGAACAGACAAAAGCTTTACAAGATAAAATTGAGGACGTTGAGATTCCATCAAATAAAAACCTGCTGGATATGGAGCAGTGCAAAAAGGGTTATACGATCTGGGTTGATACTGCACTAGTAAATGGGCAGCCGGTCTATCACGAAACGTCTGCCATGATTATCTCCAGCAATTTGCTTTCCTTATATAAAGGGCGAACTTACCATTTTCGGCTATGCTACACTTCAAATGGTAAAATTCTGTTGTGGAATCTTGATGGAAGCGTTTTGGAAACCGTTAAAATGTCAGATACGGCAGTCGGAGAAGGTGCTTGGTGGGAATATGATTATACCCCGACAGAGGATTGTTATTGCGCCGTAAGTTTTGCTTATACTTACAGCCGTTATGTGGATAGCCTTATCTATGATGGTACTGGGGTAGAAGCTTATTATTTACCTCCAGAAAAATACTATGTACCGAATATCAGGACGTCGACCCATGAAGTGTACACCTCCGATTTTAAACGGTATGAAGACGAAAAAGATGACACTAAGAAAGTACAGCGAGCAGTAGATTTTATTATTAAAAATTATCAGCAATACGATACCTTGATTGTTGATGAATGGCTGCTGATAAACGGTTCGGTGTATATCTACCCACGAGTTGATGGTATTGCCGACGCGTTCCCGTTTGTGATGAAGGGGAAATACCCTCAGGTCCGAGACTGTGGTGATAAGTTAAGTATGACAAAACCGTATGTGCGATGCGGATTTTATACCGATACGAATTACACAGGCGACCAAGTACCAATGTTTGTTATTGGAAGACCTGCGGATTCGTCAAAATATGCGCATACCATGATTATTAAAGGTTTGGAAATCCGACAGTTGACATTTATCAATTATCAGTACGATTTAACAAATCATGCTTGTATCGAAAATCGAAACTGCATTAGCTTATACCGCTGTACACCGGTTCTGGAGGATTTGTATTTTTCTGGATTTTACCGTTGTGTTGTTGTGAACCGAAAAAATAAATACGGAAATGTAAATGAGGATAACTATATCGAAGAAGGAATTTTCCATAATATTACGATGGATAAAATTGGTGATTATGGATTATACCTGAATAATGGTGACAATATAAAGGTAGATATGCTTTGGTGCTTGATGAACAGTAAAACTGGCAAAAGTGTTATCTATGGGAATCTAATACGCGGTTTTATCTTTAGCCGAGTCACGATTGGTAATAGTGAGCTACTTCCAGAAACGTTTGAAATGTTCCATATTCAGAATAGCCTTGGACAAATTGAAAATGCCTATGTAGAGCGTTATGGAGAGCAAAGTACCTTTGCTGCTATCACGACAAATTCTACTGTTAAAATTATTGGCGCTTATATTCGATTTGACTTTGGAACATTTTTGAAAGTTCAAAATGGATGCCGTGTGGACATTGACACCTTACAGATTAACCAGGTTACAAATCCGCCATTAATGATAAAGTTCCTTGGTACACAGAGCGAAGCAATTTTGGAAGACGAAGAGGGCGATATTTATGAGGATGGTGTTCTCGTAAAAGAAAAAGACTTTAAATGCCTTGTGAATATGCACAATTTCATTATCCGAAATAAAAACCTTGAGCATGTACATCCAGAAAAAATGACAGAAGGCATGGGTTTACTCACCTTTAACGGTTCGTTCACTGGTTATAAGGATGCGAATAATGGCATTTATATTTCCGGAATTGATGATCCGGTTGGTTCGTATGAAAATGGACAAATTAAAATGACGCCTTTTGAGATTAAATTACTTAACAAGGACATCAGCGAATTGGAAAGTGAAAAACGTGAGTATATCAGCGGAGTTATATGGTAAGGTGAGGAATCATGGTAATAACAAAAAGATTTGATGTAGACCTTGTTGGACGAAAAATTCCGCTGTGTTTGGATTGTATGCAAGGTGATGCCGATTCAAGAGCTATTGCATATTCTCTGTTTGAAGATGGTTCTACGTATGCGATTCCTTCTAACGCGACGTTACGAATTGCTTATCAAAAAGCTGACAAAACCGGTGGAGTTTATTCGCAAATGCCAGATGGAACCGCTGCCTACGAAATTACTGGTAATACGGTTACTGTTCGGTTGGTAGCGGACGTTTTGGCTGAAGCTGGAATGGCTGTAGTGCAACCGATTCTCTATGATTCTACGGGTACCATACTCGGCGTTTGGTCTACGGACATTGTGGTATGGAGAACCGTAAGCAAAGAACAAACCTCAACAGGCGTAAATTATTCTAGCTATGAGAATGATATCGGCGTTTTGCAGGCGAAGGTGAAAAGATTAGAAGCCCTGGTTGATGGCGGCGGAACAACAGAAACATGCACGATTACACAGTTTTGTGTAAATTGTACAAGTTCTTCTGGTATTTCTGTTGTGAATAAAGGTAGTTCGTTTACCGCGACCTATACGCCGGATTCCGGATATATTTCAGTTATCCTAACCGTCAAAATGGGAGATGCCGATATTACTTCGAGTGCTGCAACTAATGGCAGAGTATCAATCAGTGAAGTTACAGGCGATGTTGTGATTACAGCAAATGGTGTAAAAGAAACATACCAGGTTGTAAATAGTTTGACGGATTGTACAAGTTCCAATAAATCGACAAGTGTTGAAGTAAATGGGACTTATACCGCAACGATTACCCAAAGCGGGGATTACAAGTTAAAAACTGTAGTTGTTAAAATGGCAGGAACAGATATAACAGACGATGTTGTGGCCTATTCTACTAGCGGATCGTATAATATTCGGAATTACGTTTCTGCGGAAATCAATATTCCTAAAGTTACAGGAAAACTTGAAATTACAGGCGTTGGCGAAAAGTGGTACTGGATGAGCCTTACTGCCGAAAATTGTACAACAAAGCAAACGACTGGTTGTGTTGATAAGCAGCATAGTAATTATGCTTGGGATGGCGATACCTTTAAGCAGGTATATGCTCCGGCAACGGGTTATACGGGAGTTTCGATTACTGTTAAAAAGGGAAGCGCAAGCGGAACGGATGTTACCAGTAGCGTAGTCGATAAGACTGCTATTGAAGATGTGCTTTACGATTCTATTACGATTAATGACGTACACGATAAATACTATATTACCGTAACTGGCACTAAGTAAGGGAGAGTGACACGTTATGAACCCGCAGATGAACCGATACCAGAATCCATTCAGCGGTCAGATGAATGTTCCGGTGATTCCTGGAAAAATGGTGATGAATGAAAACGCCATTACGCCACAAGATATCCCGATGGACGGAAATGTGAGTTTGTTCCCACAGGCTGACTGGAAATGTGTTTGGGCAAAATGGTGGAACTCCAACGGTATGATTTGCACCTGTAAATTTGTACCGGAAGAAACCAATGCAATTACGGAAAAAGCTGAAGAAAACCTGACAATTCAGGATTTAAAAAAACAGCTCGATAAGATTGAGCGAATGATTGGAAAACCTTATCGAAAACCGTACAAAAATAATTACCAGAAAAAGGAACTGCCGAAAAAAGAAGAACTGGCAGAACCCAATAAATAAAATCAAAATCGAATAAAGGAGGAACTCTAGTATGTTTGACGCAAAGCAGTTTGCTATGAATTTTATGAGTCAGAATCGAAATCTTCCGAATAACCCGATGATTCAGCAGTGCACCACTCTGATTCAAACTGCTAATGCGGAACGTGGGGAAGAAATGGCAAACAATATCCTGAAAAGTTACGGAATTAGTAAAGAAGAGGGAATGCGGATGGCAAAACAGTTTTTCCATATTTCCGGGTAAGATTTTAAAAGGATGTTAAAAGAGACCTGTAACCACCGGTATGATGTGACTCCGGATAGAACAGGTCTTATTTTTTTTTTTTTGCAACAAATTGCTGAACGGATGGAGAAATCCCTTTGCGCGCGGGGATGACTTTGGAAGTTTTGCTGTTTGAAATTTATTTTTTTTTTGCACATCAATTTTTGACGAAGGAGGAACGTTTTATGTTTAATGGTGGTATGACTATGGGTCCGAGTCTGGCTGATATTGCGGCAATTACTAATCGCCAGAATGATGACGGAAATGGCTTTAATAACGGTTGGTGGATTCTGATTCTGCTGATGGCGATGTATGGCGGTTTTGGTGGCTATGGTTACGGCGGTTATGGAAATAACGGTCGTGAAGCAACCGCTACTCAGGCGGACATTCAGCGTGGATTTGACACCCAGGCAGTAATTTCTAAACTGGACGGTATTTCGAACGGTCTGTGTGACGGTTTTTATGCTGTGAATAACGGTATGCTAACCGGTTTTAATGGTATCCAGATGAACATGATGCAGGGCAACTTTGGTTTGCAGCAGGCGATTAATGCGAATAATATTGCAGCTATGCAGAATGCAAATGCCTTGCAGACCCAGCTTGCAGATTGCTGCTGCCAGAATAAACAGGGGCAGGCACAGATCATGTATAACATGGCAACTGACACCTGCGCGATTACGACTGCGCTCAACAACCAGACACAGGCAATTATGCAGAATGATAACAACAATTATCGAGCATTGCACGACGAAATTGTTGCAAACCGGATGGCGGATAAGGATGAGATTATTGCCCAGCTGCGTGCACAGTTGAATCAGTGCGCCCTTGCGGCAAGTCAGCAGGCACAGAATCAGTATCTGATTTCTCAGCTACGTCCCTCCGCTAATCCGGCTTATCTCGTTGACAATCCCTTCCGAAGCACTGGTAATCTGCCTTGCCAGCAGCCTACTTGCTGCAATGGTTGAGCGTTGTAAATCAAAATGGAATGCGGGAGGGTGCTGAAAGGTGCTCTCCCACCTATTTTTGATAATTCCTTGAAGGGAGGAAAACGATATGATGCGATTAACCAACACCGCTGAACAGACGGTTACGACTGGTAATTCGGTTTTGTTTAATAATGTAAGCAAAACGGGATGTAGTGAATGCCACCGGTCAGGAACTGGGTCTGTAAAAATGTGTCGGCGTGCGAATTACGACATTTATTTTAAAGCGAATGTGACCGGAGCAACTGCTGGAACTGCTGTGACTTTGGCCTTGGCCTTGAATGGTGAAGTAGTACCAAACACGGAAATGACGTATACGCCTGCTACCGCGAATGCTGTTGGCGAGGTAAGTATCAGTTATCCGATGTATAACGGATGCTGCGATTATGACCGGGTAAGCGTTGTGAATACTGGGACTGAAGATGTTATCATTAGTGCAAATCCGCTATTTGTTGTGCGGAGAACTTGCTGAAAGGAGGAGCAGAAATGAGTGAAAAAGAATATGGCTGCGAGGATACTTGCAGAATTCGGGAAAATCTGATCACTGAATTGGCTCCTCATATTTCATCCGGTTTGCCAAGTTCGGATGTAGATGAAGCAGGTAAGGTTATTGACATGATCAAGGACCTTGCTCAGCATGATTATTATATCGCAAAGGCTTGTTATTATGAAACTGTAGTGAAGGCCATGAAAGAACGCAATGACCGCTACGGATACGTATCTGAGCCAAGCATGTACGATTGGAATACAGATAATAACATGCCGGCTTGGTGGAATGTTATGAAATCTGGCGAATTTGACCCACGAAAATACCGTATGGGCTATACGCCAAATGTAAATCGATTTGATGATGAGCGGTATGGGGATATTGACCGTTACGGCAAACCTTACAGGGAATGGAAAGAATCGAAACGGCACTATCATGATTCCAACAGTGCTACTGATAAGGAAGACATGACAAAACACGCGCGTGAACACATTGCAAATAGTATTGCTACCATGCGAGAAATTTGGGGGAATGCTGAGCCGGAACTGCGTAAGCAGATGAAAGCCGACCTGCAAGCCCTGATTGGAGAAATGACTACCTGATACAGGGTGGTCTGAACGGTTTATGAAGACGTTTACCATGAATGGATATTTATGGCGAATAATAATCGTAAACCCAGGCAGCACCCAACTTGTGGATAGAACCGGAAATCTTACCCTGGCGACAACAGACCCAACTGATTTGGTGATTTATATTTCTTGCCGCTTAAAAGGGGAGAAGTTTATGACCGTTCTTATCCACGAGTTGGGCCATGCTGCTTTATATTCTTATGGGCTGTTGGGTGATATTCACCGAATGGTACGGCCTGAATATTGGATCGAAGCCGAGGAATGGGTTTGTAATTTAATCGCTGATTATGGATGGGTGATATTTAGAATTTTTTACTCCATAATGGGTGTGAATGCCTGGATATCCATCCCTTACGAGCTGGATCGAATAGCGTAAGGGGAGGTAAAAAGTATGGAACCATGGGTACAGATGGTGGCAACCATTGTGTGCAGTGTATTAGCATCAAGTGGCTTTTGGGCTTATTTACAGTCACGCCGAGACAAAAATGATGCAAAAACAAAGCTGTTGATGGGATTGGCGCATGACAGGATTGTAAGCTTGGCAGATGAATATACAAAACGCGGCTATATTACGCGAGATGAATATGAGAATCTGCACGATTATCTTTATCTACCATATGCGGCAAATAAAGGAAATGGTACAGGTGAGAAAGCAATGAAACAAGTTGAGCAATTGCCTATGCACGACCATCCGCATGCTTGAAAGGAGTGATGAAAAATGATGAATAACAAAACCTATGATGTTCTGAAGTGGATTGCTCAGTATCTATTGCCGGCTTTGGCTACCCTGTATTTTGCAATTGCGCAGGTATGGGGGCTGCCTTATGGCGAACAGATTGTGGGTACGATTACTGCGATTGATACGTTCCTTGGGGTAATTCTTGGGATTAGTACCGCGCAGTATAACAAAGCTCTGAACAGCGAAAAGAAGTAAACTTAGGTCCATGTAACATTGCATTGGGTGATATTCCCTTATAAATTGAGGAACCCCCAGATAACGCTTGACGCAATTATTACATGGACTTTTATTTTTTACGCGAAATAATCATCCGCTTAAATGAAAGCTATAAGCTGAATTTGAAAGGAGATTAAATTATGTTAAATACTTTTGAAAGAAAAATTGAGGTATTTATGATTAAGTATGCAATTTACAGTTCTCTGATTACACAAAAGCTGATTATATTTGCATTTAACCAGCATTTGGTAAAAGACAAAGTTGCTGCTTGGTTACTAAACATTGAAACCAAAAGATTTGACGGATTAATGACTTATCTGAAAAAGCTTGTATGAAAGAGACGGACTCTATGGAAACATAGGGTCTTTCTTTTTACGCGAAAATAACATATTCTTAAATGAAAGCTATATGCTTACGAAAGGAGATTTTATATGTTACTGAAAATTAGAAATTTCGTATGTTTTCCGATTGGATTTATTGGAGCTATGATGTGGAACTCAGCTTTTAAGAAAGGAACGCAAGATAATTATGACAATCTAACATTCCTTGAGAAAATGGGATATAACATGATGGCTTGGTATGTAATTAAAGGAAAATTTAATGAAAAATAGAAGAAATAAACATTAATAAGTTCGTAAATACGTAGTAAGATAAAGGCTCTATGGAAACATAGGGTCTTTCTTTTTATTTTTATGACGCAGGTGACGGAAAGGAGATGTATATTGATATCTGAAAAATTCCCCGGATGGATTTTCTGAAAAACACAAATAAAAGGAGAATGCTAATGTACGGTGCAATTTGTATTGGTTTGGTACTACTTTTTTTAATTGGGTTTGTTGGCGGCTGGTACTATAGTGAAGTGAAAACAAAAATTGCGGGCTATCTCAGAATTGACGTACGGGATGGCGATACGACCGTCTGGCTCGAATCATTAGGCCCTATGGATAATTTGCAGGATGGCGAAAACATTTTTCTTACAGTTAAAGTACAAAATTATGGTGACGCGAAATAATCAAGCCCTTAAATGAATACTATTAAGGAGGTATTTCTTATGGATACTTTGGAAATGAAACTTAACGACCTGATTATGAGTGAGATTAATCGAACAAATGATCTAGACGGGAATGCTCGTACGGAAGCTGTAGATAATGTCTGCAAACTGTATCGTGTGCGAATTGAAGACACAAAGGCCAAAAGCGATGCTGCTTGTGCGAAAGCTGAGAAAGAAAATCAAGCTTACGCTAACGCAGAGGAAGCTGAGGCCCGAGTGAAAGATCGTCGTTTGCGCGTTGGTATGTATGCTGTGGATACTGCGGTTGTCCTTGCTACATTCTTTACGGGTTTGAATTTCGAAAAGACGAATTGCATCACGTCGAGTTTCGTGAAAAATGTCATTAGGAAAATCGGATTTAAAAAGTAATTCAAAGCTTGAGACTTTATGGAAACATAGGGTCTTGAGCTTTTCTTTTTGACGATGTATACTAAAAGATAAGAAGTTCCCTTTATATCCAACGGTAAATGTTCGGCAGCTTATGTGGGCACTTAGAATGAAACCGATGAGAAAGGAACGATGGGAAACGGTATTTGATCGAAAAGATATCTGATAACAAAACTCGCGAAATTTTCATAGCCTTTAGTGAAAGAACAATATAACTATTGTTACTAACAACTTAAAAGAAAGAGGAATTTATTATGAAAAACACTATGAAACTTTTTGCTGTTGCTGCTATTGCTATGGTAGTTGCTGTTATCGTTATCATTATGAATACCGTTTCTATGGATAAAAAAGTTGCTAATGCTTATGTTGCTGCTGAATTTGGTGAAAATTACACCGCAAGTGTGATTTACGACAAATACAACAAAAACGGGTATATCGACTTTTGTGTCTGTGACGAAACTGGTCATTGCACTAATGATGTTCGTATCGACCGCGATTATTATACCAATCTGTACTTCTAACAAAAAGACTGAGTCGTTGAATTATCAATGACTCTTTCTTTTTTTTTCGCGAAATAATCATTGCCTATGATGAAAACTAATTATAGGAGGTTATACTTATGGAATTTTTACTGATTATGGTGATTTTTGCATTGGGTTTGATCGCTCTGTTTGGTGCATTTATTTGTGGTGCCAAATTGGTGTTAAACACAATTCGAAATTTCCTGCGGTGGATTTTCTAAGAAACCAGTTAGAAAAAGATTAGACTTTGCTGTTCGCAGAGTCTTTTCTTTTTAGCGCGAAAAATTCAGCTCCTATAATGAAGAATGAAACTACACGGTTTTAATATAGGAGGACTATTTATGTCTATTATGATTATTGTAACGTGTGCAGTGCTTCTAATGGGGATTGGCCCCTGTTAAAAATATAGAGTCTATGGAAACATAGGCTCTTGCTTTTTGTTCGCGAAATTTTCATAGCCTTTAGTGAAAGAACAATATAACTATTGTTACTAACAACTTAAAAGAAAGAGGAATTTATTATGAAAAACACTATGAAACTTTTTGCTGTTGCTGCTATTGCTATGGTAGTTGCTGTTATCGTTATCATTATGAATACCGTTTCTATGGATAAAAAAGTTGCTAATGCTTATGTTGCTGCTGAATTTGGTGAAAATTACACCGCAAGTGTGATTTACGACAAATACAACAAAAACGGGTATATCGACTTTTGTGTCTGTGACGAAACTGGTCATTGCACTAATGATGTTCGTATCGACCGCGATTATTATACCAATCTGTACTTCTAACAAAAAGACTGAGTCGTTGAATTATCAATGACTCTTTCTTTTTTTTTCGCGAAATAATCATTGCCTATGATGAAAACTAATTATAGGAGGTTATTTATTATGACTAGCATTATTCACAAGGTATTGGATTGGACTGAGAAAACAATGAATGAACTCGATCTTGAGACTGACAAACATGCCTGCGCAAAAGCGTTTGGTTTGGGTTGTATTGATGGGTTGATTGATTTCGCTGTATTCTGGTATCTGCCATTGCTTGCATTGTGTTATTACTGGAAAGGTAAGGCTGAAAAGAAGTAATTCTGAAATAAGAGCTGTTTTAAACGATGGCTCTTATTTTTTGGCGCGAAATAATCAAGTTATATAATGGAAACTCTACATTTATATTTTAGGAGGTTATTTATTATGAGTTATAAACGTATTGAAGCTAGTCGTGAAGCACGTCTTTGGCTTGGGCAAATTGTAATCCCTGTGGTATCCACAGCAGTTGCAGCTCTGTCCATTCCAGAGGTTCGGCAAATGGTAGCTACAAAAGCGAATCAAATTAAATATTCTATCGAAAATAAAATGAAGAAGTGACCTTCAAAGATTGAGTCTGCGATAACGTAGGCTCTTTCTTTTATATTTTTTAATTCAGATCAGAGTATCCTAACTTTAAAAATCTGCACTCAGGTGCTTGCATAGCTCTTATTTTTTACGCGAAATAATCAAGCTATATAATGGAAACCTTAACAATTTGAAAGGAGATTATGTTATGGCTACTGAAGAAATCAAGAAAATTGAAGAAGATTGCGAGGAGAAAGATGAAATGAAAAAGAAGTCTTTTGGAAAAACTGGTTTTATCGTGATTGGAGCATTGCTTGCTGGTGTTTGTGCTGGCGCACTGCTGAATCGACATAAAGCGGTTGACGAGGACGAAGAAACCATCATTTATGACCCAAACAACTGTGCAAGTCTTGAAGAAGTAGAAAACGAATCTAAAGAAAGCTAAGGTTTATTTTAAGACTCTATGGAAACATAGGGTCTTACTTTTTATAAAAAGGAGAATATTATCATGAAATTCAATATGGCTTCTATCAAAGCTGCTAGCAAAATTGCTGAAAAAGCTATCGTAAAAAATGCCCCTATGATTTTTACAATTTGTGGGGCAGCAGGTGCAATCGGCAGTGTTATTATGTGCGGAAAAGCTACGATTAAAGCTTGCGAGATTGTGAGAGAAAAAGAACCTGAGACAAAACTCGATGTTGTAAAAGAAACGTGGAAGCTTTATATTCCAACGGCTACAATGACCGCGGCATCTGTTGCCTGCATTGTAGCATCGAACCGAATTAGCGCAAAACGGCTGGCTGGAATTGCAAGTGCATATGCTTTGAGCGAGAGTGCATTTAAACGTTATCGAGAAGCAACTGAAAACATTCTTGGTGATGATGAGCAGAAAATTATTGACCAGAGTGCAATGAAAGTAGCGAAGGAAAATCCCGTGCGCCAAAACGATGTAATCATGGCTGGAGACGGTGATGTTTGGTGCTATGACTGTTTGAGCGGGCAAAAATTCAAATCAGACCGCGAAACAATTCGCCGAATTCAGAATGACATCAATCAATGTATTGTTTCCGGCGATGGATTTGCAAGCCAGAATGAATTTTACTCTCAGCTTGGGTTGAACATGGTAAAAATGGGGGATTCGATTGGTTGGACCGTTGACCATCTGCTTGATTTGAGTTTTTCTGGTCAGCTGGATGACAATGGGCGGCCAATTCTTGTGATGGACTATAAGGTTACACCGAGACCGAAAATGGAGTGGGATTATTAAGTATGACGTCAAAAGACTATTATGCCAAATATATGAGTGCTGTGATAGATGCTTGCCGATACAACGATAAACCGGAAGCACTGAACGAAATCAGACAAAATTTGGCAGAGGATTTGGACCGTGAGGCAATTCATATCGCAAAAGAAATGAACTACGGTATGAGCACGAATTTTATTAAGATTCTCGCAAATCAGAATATTAAATGGAATTCAATTTGTAGATATTTTAAGAAAAAGCACGGATTTGAGCCTTTTAACGAAGATTGGTTTGCATCAGAATATTGTGTGAAAAAATATAAAAATCTTAACGCGAAATAAACACGTCCTTAAATGAAAGGAGTGACTTTAATGAAACTTGGTACATTGAAAATTCTTGGCGGAGTCCTAACTATCGGCGGTTTGTTGCTGGAAGCAGCGCAGACATTTATCGATGAAAAGGAGGAGGAAGAACGAGTAAACGATTTGGTTGAAAAGAAGTTTAACGAACTCAATAAACAGAGCGAGGGCTGAACAAGCCCTTTCTCTTTTTCTTTTTTAAAGGAGAACGATATGAACTGCAAAACAATGCTCAAAAATCTTTCTAAAAAAGTGGAGAAAAATATGCCGACAATCCTTATGGTTGCTGGTATTTGCGGATTTTGGACAAGCGGATATCTAGTTTATAAAGCAACGCCAAAATACGAATTGGTCCGAAAATCTTTATACGAAACAGGAGAACCGGAAAAGATTGAAATCGTAAAGTCCGGTTTAAAAGTTTATGCACCGGCGTTTATTACAGCGACACTTTCTACCATTTGCCTGATCGGCGCTAATAGCATGAGCATTCATCGACATGCTGCATTAGTTGCTGCCTATGCATTATCTGAAGCCAACCTAAAGGAATTTAAAGAAACAGCGGAAGAACTGACAACATCAAAGCAATTTGAAAAAATTAAAGACGCGGTAGCAGCTAAGAAAATTGAGAATAATCCTCCTTCAAAACAAGAGATTATCTCAACGACCGGTGGCAACACGCTATGCTATGAAGTTGTGAGCGGTAGATATTTTCGGTCTTCTGTTAATGCGATTAAAAAAGCAGAAAACGAAGTGAATTCCATCCTTAATACGGAAGGCCAGGCCAGTTTTAACACATTCTGCACTGAATTGGGTCTGGCGGAACTTCCTATTGGCGAAGACCTTGGGTGGTCCTTTAATTTTGGTGGGTTGATGAAGGTTGATATTTCTACCGGCATTGCAAAAGACCTTAATGATGAACCGTGCCTTGTAATCAGTTACGCAAACGGTCCTGATTACAACTACGATAACTTTTAACGATACGCGAAATATTCAGCTCCTTTAATGGAGTAAAAATCCAAAAATATTTTTATAAAAGGAGATTATTACTATGGACGAAAACAAGATTATGAACGAGGAAATCGTTGAAGAGACTGCTCCGGTTACGGAAGAAAAGAATGATGATAAATCTGGTCTCGTTGTACTTGGTTTGGCGATTGTCGGTGGTATTACCATTGGACGATTTGCTTTTAATAAGGGCAAGGAGGCTTTGAGGAAACTGAAACAAAAAGACGAACATCACTCTGGACGATTCCCTTGGAAAGAGACTGAAATTGTTGAAGAATCTGAGGAGGAAGAACCTGAAGAATAATTGGAATACTCAAAAGGAAATTCTATGGAAACATAGGGTTTCCTTTTTTTTCTTTTTGAAAGTATAGAAAGAATGGACTTGGCTGCTAGAAATCTGAAAAATTCATTAAAGGAGAATGATTATGAAATATTTCGGGGCGTTTACCGCTGGTGTAGCCGTTGGAATCGTTGTCGGTGGAATTGGACTCGTAAAAATTGCAACGAAAAGCGATGCCGTTAAAGACGCAATCAATTATGAGATTAAGCAACGTATGAAAAAAATTATTCTTGAATATGTCTCTGAAAGTTTGAATGACGATAGCACTAGAAAGCATCCACGTTATGAATCTTGTTGCGAGCCACGTTATGAATCTTGTTGCGAGCCTTCTTTTAAGGGACCCAGCGCAAGGCGATAATTCCTTTAATTAAAATCGAATAGAGGATGTTTATGAACGAATATTTATATGAAGGGCCGGTGCTGCAATTTGATGAAGTAATTGACCGCCATTATAAAGCAACAACCTGGGCAATTAGTGAGAAAAAGGCGCGAAGTAATCTAACTTATCGATGGAAAAAGAAAATGGGACTTCCGCCAAATACCGTTATCCGATTGCCCGGAACAATCAAGAAACTTTGAGGTACTATATGGATTATAACAATCTTCCCGGTAATAGTCATAAAGAGAAAACCGGAACCACAAAGCAAAAACCACGAATGGAGAAAGTCATTACGGGTAGTGCAACGGCCAGAAAGAAAACTCTTGGCCAACAAATAAAATCTTTGTTTGCATTGGAAAATAAAAAAGATATTGAAGAGTACATTTTCACTAATATTTTTATTCCGGCAGCAAAGAAAATGCTGGATGAAAGCTTCTCCGGTGTGATTGATTTTCTTGGTGATGCTGGTAGGGCTTTAATCTGGGGTCCTAACGCAAAACCAAGACGGAGTAGTAACGCGAGAGTATCTTATACCTCGTATTCTTCCTATTACGACAGAAATGATAACTATAATACCAAAACCCCGCCTGTAGCACGAATTCGTCGCGGATACCAGATTGATGACATCGTACTACCAACAAAAATGGATGCTGATAATGTTTTGGAAAGCATGGAAGTCAGTATTGAAGAATTTGGCTGGGTTACGGTACTTGATTTGTATGATATGTGCGGTCGAGAAGATCTGATTCGAGAAACGGATAACGATTTTGGCTGGACTGATATTTCCGGCGCTAGAGCGGTTCGCGATCGTGATGGATGGATTCTCGATTTGCCGAGATGTAAAGCATTGAAGTGAGGTTGATATTTTGGAGCATGTGAATCATCCAGACCATTATCAGCTTAATGGGATAGAAGCAATCGACATTATTGCTGCGGTGTCGAAGGAATACAGTGGAGTAGCAGCGTTTGATATAGGGAATGCGCTGAAGTATATTGTCAGGGCAAAACACAAAAATGGCGAGGAAGACATCAAGAAAGCCATTTGGTATTTGAATCATCTGCTGAGTTTGAACGATAAAAAAGACATCTTTGTAAAGGAGTATGACACAAATGAAAATCGCTAATATTTTTGAAAATGTAATGCGTACCGCCAAAGTTACCGGCCTGAAAGTTAAAAAAGCGTCCCCTGAAATTATGGTGATTGCCGGTATTGGCTGTGGCATTGGTGCTGCTGTTATGGCATGCAAAGCAACTCTGAAAGTTGAAGAAATCATTACCGATGCAAACGATAAAATGGACATGATTAAGTCCACCGCTCTTGATCCGACTTACGCTGACCGTTACAGCGAAGAGGATGCTCAAAAGGATAAAGCAATTCTGATTGGTCAGACTGCCGTAAAACTCGGTAAGCTTTATGGCCCGAGTATTGCGGTTGGTGCTGCTTCTATTGCGCTGATTTGTGTTGGTCACAATATCCTGCGTAAGCGCCACATTGCTCTTGTTGGTGCTTATTGTGCAGTAAGTGATGAGCTTAAGAACTATCGCGCCAACGTTGTGAAAGAACTCGGCGAGGCTGCCGATAAGAAATTTAAATATGGTCTAAAGCTTGAAGAAATTGAAGAAAAGACTACAAATGACAAAGGCGAGGAGGTAACGGAAAAGAAATTGGTGGAAACCTTTGACAATAATTGGTCTCCGTATGCCAAATTCTTTGACGAATACAACCCCAACTGGGAAAAATCTGCCGATTATAACTTATTGTTCCTGACCAATCAGCAGAATTACTGCAATAATAAATTGAAAGCTCAGGGCTATTTGTTCCTGAATGATGTTTATGATTGCCTGGGTATTGACCGCACTCGTGAAGGTCAGATTGTAGGCTGGATTTATGATCCGAAGAAGTCGAACGGCGATAGCTTTATTGATTTTGGTATTTATAACGGTTATCGTAAGGCAAATCGTGACTTTGTAAATGGTTCCGAACGTTCTATTCTGCTTGACTTTAATGTTGATGGCCCGATTATCGACATGATTTAACGGATTATATTTGCTGTTGAGCACTTCTGCATTATTTGCAGGATTAGCAGCAACCGGCATAACGATACGAGAGGATGAAAATGATGAATAAACTGGGAATCTTGATTGGCGCATTGGTTGGAACGGTAATTGGTGGTGGCATTGGATGGTATCTAAGCCAGAAAAAATATACTAAAATTGCCAATGAAGCAATCGACGAAGCTAAAAAAGAGTATGATACTGCCATGGAAGAAGCTGGTGTAAAACCGAAACGGGTATTCCGTAAAAAAGAGGCGGTAGAAAAACCTCACGAGGATAAGCCTTTGGTCGAGACCTCTAGCATTCAATCTGAAATTGAAAAACACGGCTACGCCGATTATTCATCGATGTCGGTTCCTTCTCGCGATGAACCTTATATTATTACTCCCGAAGAATTTGGAGAAATCGAGGAGTATGACAAGATTACGCTTACATTCTATGCAGACAAAATTGTGGCTGACGAAAATAATGAAATGATGGACGAAACTGAGATTCAGCAAAGCATTGGGTTTGAATCACTTGGGCATTTTGGGGAATATGAAGATGATTCCGTATTTGTCCGAAACGATAGACTGAAAACGGATTATGAAATTCTGTTGGATGAAGAAAATTACTCGGACAGCTATGCTCGAAACAGTGGTCGCCCTTAAAGGGGAGGAAGAATGACTGTAGAAGATATTCGGGATGGGTATTATCATTGGCTTGTGCAAAAAGTTACAAATAATGATAATTATTCTAGACTATTACGACATTTGGATGAAATAGCATTCCGTTGGGATATTCCAATGGACTCGAACCGTTCAGCGGATGGCTGCGATTTGCGGTATCGATACGGCAACGAACTTGGCTATACGCAGGCTGAGATTGCAAATACTCTTGACTGCCGAGATTGCTCGGTGCTCGAAATGATGATTGCCCTAAGTCTGCGATGCGAAGAGACCATTATGTGCAATACTGATATCGGAAATCGGACTGGCCTTTGGTTTTGGAACATGATTGATACCTTGGGCCTTGGCGGAATGATTAACGATGATTATGATGAAGCATTTGTTGATACGATTCTAATGCGTTGGATGGACCATCGATATTCTCCAAAAGGGAAAGGTGGTCTATTTTTTGTACGAAATCCGCCAAAAGATATGCGAACAGTAGAAATTTGGTACCAGATGTGTTGGTACCTAAACGAAATTGGTTAAAGGAGAACTTATTATGAACTTCTATCAGGATATGTTTAATCGCCAGGCTGCAAAAAGTTTTCGTGCCATTTCTTGTGCTTTGCGAGCAAATGATAATTTTACTCATCAGCTGGCGAAAGCGGTACGGCGTAATGGCACTCTTACCGGTTTTATGGGCTTTGCTATTGCTGTTTATATCATGGGGAATGAACTCGATAAGATTCGACTCCAGAATAAAATTCAAGAATTAGAGGAACGGTCTTGTCAGTGTAGCATGCATCATGAGGAGGAAAAATAATGTAATGCTTGATTTTCTGAGAGTTACGTCTCAGCAGATCAAAAAAGGCGAGTGGGAAGTATATCCAATATTTGTAATCAAACGTTCCAAAGATCTTATGATTCGAGGCAGCGATTTTTATGCTGTCTGGGTTGAGGAACGTGGCCTATGGTCTGCGGACGAAGAAGACGTTATTAATATGGTGGATGCTGAACTTCAGAATGAATATGATAAAGTAGAAAAACTGCATCCAGAAGATAAAATCACCGTCAAGTGGATGTGGAATGCAAGAACCGGCAGCATCGATGCGTGGCACAAATACTGCCAGCGACAATGCCGGGATAACTATCAGATGCTTGACGAACGGGTGATATTTGCTAACGAGGAAATTAAAAAATCCGATTATGCTACAAAGAAATTAAACTATCCGATTGAAGAAGGTGATATTTCTGCATACGACAGCCTAATGAGTGTTTTGTATTCTCCAGAAGAACGTAAAAAACTTGAATGGGCGATTGGAGCAATTGTTACTGGAGATTCGAAAAATATCCAGAAATTTGAAGTATTATATGGTCCTCCAGGTTCTGGTAAGTCAACGGTACTAAATCTGATTCAAAAATTGTTTGATGGCTATTACTCGGTATTCGATGCAAAAGCGCTGGGAAATCCTAATAATGCGTTTGCACTGGAATCTTTTAAGCAAAACCCATTGGTTGCTATTCAGCACGATGGAGATTTGAGCCGGATTGAGGATAATACAAGACTAAATTCTCTTGTTTCACATGAATTGATGACTGTAAACGAGAAGTTTAAATCTGCGTATTCAAATCGATTTCGGTCTTTTTTGTTTATGGGCACCAATAAGCCAGTACGAATCAGTGATGCAAAATCGGGTATTATCCGAAGACTAATTGATGTTACGCCAACTGGCAACAAGGTTCCGGTACGAAAATACAATGAAGCTGTCAAAAAGATGGACTTTGAACTTGGAGCGATTGCTTGGCACTGTAAACAGATTTATTTGGAAGATCCAGAATATTACGATGATTATGTTCCGATTAATATGATGGGGGCATCCAATGATTTCTTTAATTTTGTCGAAGATTCGTTTTATGTCTTTAATCGCGAAAATTGTACGACCTTAAAAACAGCATGGGAAATGTACAATCGATATTGCGATGAGGCGCGAGTCAGTTATCCATATCCAAAACGACAATTCAAAGAAGAACTTAAAAATTATTTTAAAAACTATGAAGAGCGACATCAAAACGAGGATGGTAGCATGACACAAGGCTATTACTATAATTTTGATGGAAATAAGTTTAATGTTACTATTGTTAAGGACGGGGGGAGGAAAGCGGAAAAAGACCCTCCTGCCGAAAAAAACTGGATTGAATTAACCGAACAGCATTCGATTCTAGATGATATTTTAGCGGACTGCCCTGCGCAATACGCAACCCCAGATGACAAGCCGATGAGTAAATGGACGAATGTTACGACAAAACTTCGTGACCTCGACCCGCATAGACTACATTATGTTAAATTGCCTGATACGCATCATATTGTAATTGACTTTGACCTTAAAGATGAATCTGGATTCAAGAGTTTTGAAAAGAATTTGGTAGCAGCAAGCAAATGGCCGAAAACTTATGCCGAAACGTCTAAGTCCGGAAAAGGAATTCATTTACACTACATTTATTCTGGTGACCCTACAAAACTTTCCAGAATTTATGACGATAATATTGAGGTTAAAGTCTACACCGGGAATGCAAGTCTGCGTCGAATGCTGACTAAATGCAACGACCTACCGATTGCAACTATTTCATCGGGACTTCCATTGAAAGGAGACGACAAGATGCTGGACATGAATGTCGTTACGACCGAAAAAGGTATCAGAACGACAATCAAGCGAAATCTTGCAAAAGAAATTCATCCGAATACAACGCCATCGATTCAACACATTAAGCACATTCTTGATAAGGCATACGCTCAGGGGGTGCACTATGATGTGACCGATTTACGACCTGACATTCAGGCATTTGCTTTATCCTCTACTCATCAGGCGAATGCTTGTATTGCGCTGGTAAACGAAATGCATTTTAAATCGGACGAACCTGCCGAAACCGTACCTTGGGAAGAAGTTCCGATTGCATTTTATGATGTTGAGGTATTTCCGAATCTCTTCCTTGTGAATTACAAGGTGGCTGGTGACGGAAAGAAAGTTATTCGAATGATTAACCCAAAACCGGCAGAAATTGAACAGATGATTACTCATTATCGTCTAGTTGGGTTCAATAACCGAGATTACGATAATCATATGATCTATGCTTGTATGATTGGCTATACACCGGAACAGATTTATGAACTTTCACGGAAGATCATCGTTGATAAAAGCCCAAATGCCAAATTTGGTGAAGCATACAATTTGAGCTATACCGATATTTATGATTTTGCAAAGAAAAAGCAAAGTCTAAAAAAGTGGGAGATTGCTCTTGGAATTCACCATCAGGAACTTGGGCTTCCATGGGACCAACCTGTTCCAGAAGATTTGTGGCCTAAAGTCGCTGAATACTGTGATAACGACGTACTTGCAACCGAAGCACTATTTAATTATGAAAAGATTCAGGATGACTTCCACGCTCGCTGCTCCTTGGCTAAAATTTCAAATGGAACCCCCAACGATACTAATAATCAGCTCACCGGAAAACTAATTTTTCAGGGAGATAAAAATCCTCAAAAGGAATTTGTTTATACCAATTTTGCAACCGGTATGAGCTATAAAATGGGAGACAGCGTTGGAGTTTATCATGAATGGAACCATTTTCCAGGATACGAATTCGCGAATGGTAAATCGACCTATCGCGGTGATATTTTGGGGGAAGGGGGTAAGGTCTATGCCGATTATGGTATCTGGTACAATTTGAAGACATTTGACGTTGCCTCAATGCATCCACATAGTATTATTGCCTTAAATCTCTTTGGTGACCGATATACAGCACGATTTAAAGAGCTGGTTGATGCCCGTATTGCAATTAAGCACCGGGATAAAGCAGCTCTTCAAACGCTATTTGGCGGAGCCTTCGCAGAGTATGCTGATGCTTCTGATGATGAACTAAAGAACTTAGCAGGTGCATTGAAAATCGTAATTAACTCGGTGTATGGTCTTACCGCAGCGCACTTTACGAATTTGTTCCGGGATGAACGAAATGTGGATAATATTGTTGCAAAACGTGGTGCGTTGTTCATGACAGAACTTAAACACCAGCTTGAACAAAAAGGCGTTCATGTGGTTCATATTAAAACAGACTCGATTAAAATTGATAATCCAAGTCCTGAAACAGAAGCGTTTATTATCGAGTTTGGTAAGAAATATGGCTATGACTTTGAAGTGGAATCTGAATACAAAAAGATGTGCCTTGTAAATGACGCTGTATATATTGCTTATACCAAAGATAACAAATGGACCGCAACGGGAACACAATTCGCAGTGCCCTATGTATTTAAGACCCTATTTAGCAAGGAACCAATCGAATTTAAGGATTTGTGCGAGACCAAAAACGTAACAGCAGGTGATATTTTCCTCGATATGAACGAAGGGTATCCGGAAGTTGCAAATCTTGAAAAAGAAGCTGCGAAAATTAAAAAAGCTGGAAAAGAAATTCCCAAAGAGCTTCTTGATGATATTGCAAAAGGCCACAATCTTAAATTTGTAGGACGAGTTGGACAATTTTGTCCAATTAAAGAAGGATGTGGCGGTGGTATTTTGTACCGCGTTCAAAACGGAAAAAATTATGCTGTTACTGGAACAACTGGTTACCGATGGCTTGAATCAGAAATGGTACGAGCATTCAAAAAGGAAGACTGTATTGACAAACGTTACTATCAAAAGCTGGTTGATGACGCCATTGAAGCTATTAATAAATATGGCGACGCGAATTGCTTTATGTGTGTTGACGGTAATTGCGACAGCGATATTATCGCGTAATTATCAGATTCTATAACGAAAAAGGCTCAGTGAAAACTGGGTCTTTTATTTTTTATAAAGGAGAATACCGATGACTGCCAAACAAATTTTTGACGCAACAACCCTTTTATACAAAATTCGTGATCCCACCATAAAACTAGAACTTGAAAAACTATTTATTCTTGAAACCAAAAATTTACGAAAGGCAACTGGAGTTCGTTATACCGGAGAACTTAAAGATCTTATTGCAAATGAAAATGAAAAATGGAACAAAGTAAACCGTTACTATCAACTGACTTATGGTAAAAGTCCTATTGAAGAAAATGATTATACCAATCGAATTGCTCCAATGATGTATCCGTTTATGTTCAGTGTTGGTGTAAAAGATTTATCTGGAAAAGGAATGCCACTTAGTCTGTTTCATGTAATTTATTAATTTAAAGGAGATATTTATCATGATGAATGAAAAGAAAATGCCTTGGGGCCATATCAGCATTGAAAACACCACCATTCTTCCTGGTGGTTGGCGTAACTTTGGTGGCCGTGCGAGCCGCTTTAATACCCAGGGTAGCCGTTTCTGTACAATTCGCATTGACGATTTTGACCTTGCTGAACAGCTGATTAGCGAAGACTGGCTGGTTAAACCGGTTATGAGTCGTAATCCGGACGTTACTGAGCCGGAATACTATACTCTGAAACTCAAAATTAAGGTATATGAAGATAGTATGCCTGATATTTGGGTAATTGTAGGCAATAAGAAACGGAAACTGAATGCAGAATCCCTAGCGATGCTCGATACGGCTGACATTATTAGCGCTGACCTTGAGATTCTTGGCCGTCCTACTCTGATGCACGAGGGCCAGCCTGATGAAAAGATGTGTTATTCGGCCCGCATTAAAGAAGCGTACATTGTTCTGGCAGAAAATCGATTCTCTCAAAAATATGCCGACTATGAATCTGACGATCAGGGCACTAATCTTTCGAAACTGCCGTTCTAAATACTCTACTATAATCATTTGACATTAAGGGTGCTGGGGGATTAACCTCGGTAAATGGCCTGGATTTGCCTGTTGTTACGGCAGCAGCCCTTTAGTAAAGGAGAAACCTGTATGAAGAAATTCTTGGGTTGTTTAATTCTTGCAATACTATTTATTATTTGCATTGTTTTACCGGCGATGACGGCATTCTTCGTTTTGGTTATTAAATTCATTCCCAAAATGTTTATATTACTTTTTGCAGCCCTATTTGTATTTGCTTTATTTCTGATTGGAGATGATAATTAATGTCTAAAGTTACATTTGAAACCCCAAAATATAAAGTAAAAGTAAATATGGAATCCGATGAATGTTTTTGCGGTATCACAGCATTCTATGAATTTCTGGCTAAACAATTGGGATTTGGCGAGAAAATTTATGCTGAAAATACTCTTTTTGATTGCAAAGCGGTTGAAGTATCTAAATCGGTGTTTGAGAATATCCGCTCTTATTATGAAGCCGAATACTTAGATAAATTCAAAAAAGAAGATGGATTTGCTGAATCTTTCGGAACCCTTTGGATTTGGTATGGGCCGAAAGCAACGCTTCCTGACGAAGGATATGTTGCTGTTGTAAACACGCATAAATTTATTGCCGGGAAGGTGCCAAAATGATACAGCTTCGAGATTATCAATTAAAAGCTCTATCAAAAATGAAGAATGGCTGCATCCTTTGCGGTGGCGTTGGTTCTGGCAAAAGCATTACAGCATTAAGTTACTACTACCTGCAAAATGGCGGTGATATTTCCAGTATAACCGGAGAAACTGACTATATGCCGATGGATGATGTTGGAATTAAAAATCTTTATATTATAACAACAGCGCACAAACGAAATACGCTAGAATGGGAAAAAGAATTAGCGCCTTTCCTTCTTTCGACAGATTCTGAAACGAATTTATATTCTAATGTAGTAGTAATCGATAGTTGGAACAACATTAAAAAGTATCAAAATATCTACGGTGCTTTCTTTATTTTTGATGAAAACCATGTTACCGGATATGGGGCTTGGGTAAAATCATTCCTGAAAATTGCCAGAAAAAACGAATGGATTGTTTTAAGCGCAACACCGGGAGATAGTTATAGTGATTATATTCCGGTATTTATCGCGAATGGATTTTATAAAAATAAAACCGATTTTTCCAATAAGCATATCGTTTATGATGGAAGAGTACAATTTCCGAAAATTGACCATTATGTTAATACCGAAATATTAAATCGATATCGACGAAGTATTTTGGTGCCGATGGATTTTGAACGAAATACTGTTAGCCATCATATTGATATTTATTGTGACTACGATAAAAGCAAGTACAAAACTATTTGGAAAAATCGATGGAATCCTTACACGGATGCTCCTATCGTTAATGTGGCCGAGCTCTATTATATTACAAGAAGACTTGTGAACTGTGACCAATCGCGATTCGACGAACTACTTGAAATCTTAAAAAAACACGATAAAGCGATTATATTTTATAATTTTGACCCTGAATTAAACGGACTTTTAGGTCTTGATTATGGTGATAAAATAATTGCTCAGTATAACGGTCATAAGCATGAATCAATCCCCAGCGGTGATAAATGGGTGTATCTAGTCCAATATGCATCTTGCGAGGGTTGGAATTGCACAAAAACTGACACGATGATATTTTTTAGTCAGAATTATAGTTACAAAATTACAGAGCAAGCACGGGGGAGGATAGATCGAATGAATACTCCTTATAAAGATTTATTCTATTATCATTTGAAGAGTCGTTCCCCGATTGATATTAGGATTGCAAAATGTCTTAAAGAAAAGAAAGATTTTAATGAGATGGCCGATTATCGCTCCTACGCGAAATAGTCATTCCCTATAGTGAAAGGAGTGACCTTATATGAAACAGGTTTATTTGTATGGATTTGCTGGTGTGCATAAGAACTATAAAATCTTGTGCTGGTATTTCTTGAACGAGGAAGATATCTCGATTAAAAATATCATAAATACTGCGATTGCATTAAAGGGACGATTCCCGGATGTTGAGCATGTTTATGCTATTGATAATCGGAAAAACTTAAAACGAGATTTAGAGTACACACTTAAACATGATGACTATGCACATTACGTAGATTTCAAAAATTATTGTGCTGTTTCAGGAGTGAAAATCTTTTAACGCTAATAAAGACTCTATGAAAACATGGGGTCTTTATTTTTTATGAGGAGGAAGTATGAAAGTTTCATGCAAAGATTGTGAACATTTTAATCCTATAAAAGATTATCCTGATCTAACTCATTTTGGAAAATGCAGTTTTAAAAAGTCAATTTACTGGATGCTTGATATCTATATCTCGGATGATAATATTTGTAGTTTCTATAAAAGAAAAGAGGAAAATAATGATTGAAGTATTAACGGGTTTTATTATCGGGTTTACGGCAGCCATGACGACCATTGGACTACATGCCGGAAATAAGATTCTTGAAAACGATAAGCTGCATAAAGCCCTGGAGATTAAAACAAGAGATGCTCGGTATTGGGAAGCAAAGGCCCTGGAACGAGGCGATGAACTTAACCATCAGCGAAAGATGGCTGAATACTGGCGGGCTAAATGCATGAACGAACACTTTAATTTTGATGAAGCAGTATCTGGGGAAGGGTGATATTTATGGAATACCCATATAAAATTGTTGACTTTGAAAAATATTGTCCCAAATGCAAATACCACAAACAAAAGGAAAGCGAAGACCCTTGTAATGATTGCCTGAATGAAGGAGGTAATATTCAGTCGCAAAAACCTGTTAATTTTAAGGAGAAATGAGTTATGAAAATGTTTATGTTGTTAGCATTTTTGTGTATTGGTTTTTTATTATTGGCAAAAATTGCAGGGGATTACGCCGGCGATGTGGTTTTCGTTATTACCGCGGTTCTTTTTGGATTTTTCTTTATTTCAATGGTATCTGTCGGAATCACAATGCTGGTTAATTATTATTTCATGTCCGGAACGGTTTTAGCAAAATATCAAGCTAGGAGAAGTGCATTAGTTTATCAGCTAGAAAATTTAAATTATTCAGATCAGGTAGCAACAGAACTGCTATACGAGCAAATCATTTCTTTTAACGAAGATGTGTTAACAGGTAAAGTAATGGTTTATAATCCATGGATGCAATGGGCCGTATCTGGTGACTACCAATATATTGATTTAATTGAATATCCGAATCAGGATGGATAAATCATGAAACAATTTATGCTAATTATTGAAAAGGATGGCCCATGCGTTAATATTCATGGGAAAATCGAAAGTTCAGTAAAGATGTAAGTAATTCATTTCCTTAAATATACTGCCGCCGAACTTGAGAATTCAAATAGATGCGACTTTGAGCGATTTGAAGCAGTTCTAGACAACGATAATCAACATTATTATGGAGAAAACAATTATGGGCGAACATTTTGACAATCTCGATTCTATCGAAAAAACTGCTGAGAAATTATATGTTTTAAGTATGGCAGGGACCGTTTGGTTCAAACAGATATTTCTTTCACTTTGTCCAAATAAACGTGTAGTCTATCTTACAGGACACGGCAGCAAGAAAACGCAGAAAAAGAACTTTCATCGGGCTATAAAAATTATGTCTAAGGAGGGTGTATATTGAGCACATATTTCACTGATACGACTCGTGTAGTTCTGACAACTAAGTAAAGGAGAAAAAGCATGGGTAACCCTTGTAAGGAATTCTTTCCATATTGCGTTTGTAATAAATGTCAACATAAAGTAGAAAATCCAAAATGCTGTATCGATCATCATAAAAATTGTTATCAAGATCAACAATACCCTTTTATAATAAGACAAAATTCGATAGAACCTGCATTAAGCCCGACGGTTCGATTATGAAAATCGAGGATAAAAAGGAGTAAAATATTGAAAATGAGTGATATCGTCATTAAACCGGAACTTCGATGCTGTGAAATAGACGGTAAACTTGGATATTTTCATTGCTGGGAACAGTATAGCAATGTACTCACGCCTGGTCTTACAGTTGGTTCCCATCCCGGTGGACAATATTCTCGTGTTTTTGGGATTGTAGAATTTTATGACGGCGTTGAAAGAGTAGATCCTTCCAAAATCAAATTCAATGATGAGGAAAATTATATCCTTAGAATGATGCAGAAAGAACGGGATAAACGAAAATCCAAGCATTGGATTGATAATGCCGATTCTTATATTTGCCCTATCTGTGGTGAAGAGGTACGGAGTCCAAGCGCTTATCCTGGATGCAAATGCCCGAAATGCGGGTTCCAGGATGAAAAAGATAAGAATAAGTGATTATGAAAAGAATACTATTTTAGAAGAACTTAAGGAGAAAAACAATGATTAAACTTGAAAATACTGAAGTCGTTGGTTGGGAGCATGCGATTCGCGGCATGCGTAATCCGATGAACTCTTGGGAGAAGAGCGATAGTAACTATAGGCCAATTCTTGCTAGCAGATGTGATACATGTACGTCTTATCTACTCGATAATTGGGACGACTGTGACAATTGTGAGGTACATAAGCTGTGTAATTCGCCAAATTATTTTCTGGTTGGCCCGAATGACCTCGATCTCATGACCCGTCTTAGTAAAGCCGGTACAGATCATCGTAAATTCATGCGGATGATTACTGTATACCTTGATATTACAGCTCCGCTATATTGGTGGAAAGAGTTCGATACCTACAAGATTGGAACTGTTGCCAATTCGTGCAGTACAATGCACAAAATTGCGGATAAGGAATTCGCGCTGGAGGATTTTAGTCACGAACATCTGTACGCCCCTCTTCAAGACCTAAGACCAATGATAGATTTGCTCAACATGTATCGGGAGCGGTACCTCGAAACTAAAGATAAAAACGATTGGTGGCAGATGATCCAGCTCCTGCCGAGCTCTTACAACCAGCGACGTACTGTTATGCTGAATTATGAGGTTCTGGCGAATATTTATAAGTCTCGTAAAGGACATAAACTTGATGAATGGAATAGTTTCTGTGACTGGATTGAGAGCCTGCCTTATTCGGAGCTGATTACTGGAAAGAAGGAAAAAGCAGATGTCTGAAGAAGTAAAAGAAACCTTATGTACTCGTTGCGCTCATCTGAAAGTATGCGCCTATAAGCAGGACTACCTTGATATTCTCAAAGCAGTTGAAAATGCATCTGTAGTTAGTGATATATCCGATGGAAAAATCACATCAAAGAAAGTGATTGATTATGACTTTATCAGTAAGATCTCTGTTGGTTGCAAGTATTATCTAAACCGGACAGGAATCTAGTTATTGCTAGGTGGGCACGCGAGAATTACATCCCCTAATATGAGAAAAAGGAAGTAGCAGAAGTGAGTCCTGGGTTCGAGTCCCAGCAGCTGAGATGCTGTCACATAAGAACTAAGACCGAGCGACTCTCGGGCAGGAAATGAACTGTATAAGACTACACCTTTTCTCTTTTATTTTTTGTTTGCGTGGCTAACGAGGAACCACTCATTAGAATCCCGTTGGGAAACATTTAAAAAAATATATTCGCGAAAAATACAGTACCTATAATGAAAGGAGCGGATAATTATGTTAATCGCAATGATCGTATATTTAGCTATCGGAGTATTTACGGTCGTACTTTGTAGAAAAGAGCTGATGAATGTAGTAAAAGATGAATCTTTGGCTACGAAAATCAAGTTTTTCACATGGACGACGATCCGTGGACCGATTTGCTTTATGCATGGTGTTGTGGAAGGCATTTGCCAAAGCGACAAATAAAAGGTTTAGGAGACTCGGAGAAATCTGGGTCTCTTATTCTTTTTGATTTTAGAAAGTGAAATGAACTTTTTGAAAGGAGCTTATTATGAAAAACTTTGAGCTGACAAACGAGACCGTCGTAAGTGATTTTGGGATAACCCTTCATCGAATTAGAGCTATTAAGGATATTGTTACACCGCATTTTACGATTAAATCCGGAGAATTTGGCGGATTTGTCGAAAAGGTAGATAACTTGGCCGACAATGCTTGGGTCTCTGGTAATGCCATGGTCTATGGTGATGCTATTGTTTCTGGTAATGCCAGGGTCTATGGCGATGCCATGGTCTCTGGTGATGCTATTGTCTCTGACAATGCCAGGGTCTTTGACAATGCTTGGGTCTATGGTGATGCTATTGTCTCTGACAATGCCATGGTCTATGGTAATGCCAGGGTCTCTGGTGATGCCAGGGTCTCTGGTAATGCTAGGGTCTATGACAATGCCAGGGTCTTTAGAACTAATCACTATTTGGTCATTGGTCCTATCGGAAGCCGAAACGATTATACCACCTTCTTCCGCAGTAAAGAAGGAGTCATTAAGGTCAAGTGCGGTTATTTTGTGGGTACGACTGATGAGTTCATTGACAAAGTTGAGAAAACCCATAATGACTCAAAGTATGCAAAAGTATATCGTATGGCCACAGAAATGGCTCTTGCACAGATCGATATGAACTGAAAAGAGAAAAACTATGACACTCACGGAATTGCAGGATAAACTCGTGGAGCACTACGTAATGGTCTCGCTCTGGTTTAATCGTTGCATTTTCCATCGGACAATTCATGCTACATGCGACCAAGCATCGTCTTACTGTGATGGTTAATAAAAATGGGCAGCCTCTTATTTGGAAAGGAGAATTAAATGATTAAACGATACGTAAAAAAAAAACCAATCGCTATCCGTGCAGTAAAATGGACTGGATATAATTTTGATGAAATTGCCGAATTTGTTAAAGAGCAACCTCTCACTTTATATAAAAATGATTTTGGCATTACAAAATTACTTATCGAAACACTAGAAGGGGGATATGTACGCAGAAGTTGGCGACTACATTATTCAAGATGTTCGTGGAGAGTATTATTCTTGCAAACCCGATATCTTTACGGAAACATACGAGGAGATAGAAAATGGCTAATACGGAACAAACTTGTCAATTAATCGTTGATATTTTGAACGAACATATGAAAGAAGAATTGGATCATTTCATCGGCGAGTATTTGGGTGACAGGATTTCTCTTGACGAGCTAGTGTATAACGCCAATATCATCACATCTTATTATGGATTCCGAATTACGGCTGTTAGAAACAAGTATTTTTATCCGAGAACGGAGAAATAAATCGATGAAACTAACATTCACGAAGCTTTTAAAAATCGTTCCTGATGGGATTTTTGAAGCGGATGATATTGTTACAAAAAATGGACGTAAAGGTGTTCGCTACATGCTCTATCAGCCACTAGGAGAGCGTCAAATACGTTCATTGGCAAAGTATTCGAACGTTAAATTAAACGTTGCTAGATACCGCTATGCGCCGGAAATTACACATGACTGCGTTACTATTTTGGAGGATTAAATTATGGAAATTGTTGAATATCAGAACCTTGCTTACCGTACTGTAAATCATGATCTGACCTGGAAAGAGCAGGGAAAGCATGCTCTTCACGGTATGGTTTCAGAAATTGGTGAGCTTCATGGGATTTATCAGAAAACTTATCAGGGACATGAATTTAACGAAGAACACGCGAAGAAAGAACTTGGTGATTTAATGTGGTTTATCGCGGAATATTGTACTGCTCACGGTTGGGAGCTTGATGATATTTGTCAAATGAATATTGATAAACTCAAAAATCGCTATCCTAATGGGTTTGAAGCTGATAAAAGTTTGCACCGAAAAGAGGGAGATATTTAATGACCGTTTATCGAAATAATGATTGTGAGGAACTCGAAAAATGACCGTATTTGATGAAAATTGTATCTATATTTTGAAACTTTTAGCCTTTATTTTTATTGGCTGCCCTGCAATTTTGACGGTTGGAGGGCTTCTTTTATACCCAGAAATTGCTCTTTTGAAGCAAATTTACTCTAAAAATTTTATGAATAAAGGAGGAGAAAATGAAAAAATCGACCTTTGATTCTGAGAAAAGTGCTTGGGAAACGAGTGAAAATCCGAGAAAAAATAGTCTCGGGTATACGGATTTGACTCCTTTCGAGGCTTTTAACAACATGGAAAAAGATGATGAAATCCGATTTAAGAAGCTTTTGGGAACAATTTTTTACATTTGCGAGCTCGCAGAATTCAAAATTGAAGAAAGAATTGTGCTCACTGATAAAAAGAGCGGAAAGACTTGGCGGTGAGAAAATCATCTGTTTTTAATGAAAATTGCTAATTTTGGGCAAAAATCGGTCAAAAATGACTAAAAATTCAGAAAAAATAAAAAATTTGCCATTTTTATTAAATATGCGCGAAATTATCATATATGATAATATTGGTATATATTAATATAAAATCGTTTTTTTTTTTTGAATTTTTTAAGGAGAGCTAATTTTTATGAAAGAGCATGATGAATATTGGGACTCGAACTTTTTACGGAATCTCGAATTATTCTATCCTCAAAAATTTGCAAAGCTCACAGACTACAAACGATTGAGCATAAATTCTGGAACTGACTATGCCTTTATTTCGGATGGTATTGTTTACATTTTCAATCAATACACTGGAGCGATTAGGCGTGCGCCTGCTGATCCAGAACACATGACTGACGAACAGGTTAGAAAATGGTTTATGTTTCAATTAAGGTCGGCAATTACGGAAGCTTCTCTTGACAGTAAAAGTTTGGCTGAGGAAATTGGAAGCACACCATGTATGATATCAAGATACTTAAATGGGACAGTAATGCCAAATCTAATCACAATCAACAAATTAGCAAATGCGCTGCACGTTCCGGTTTCGTATTTCTTCTATCAGGGGTATGACCGATTAGATTTTGATTAAGTTAATGGCAAATAAGATCATGAAGCGGATTTTTATGTAATAGCAAAAATTCTTTCTTGCGGCCTCCCGGGTGATGTGGTATAGTATCAATTCGTGATGATGAAGACTGGGAGTAATCTTTAAAATTAAACAAATGGTTTTTAAGCCTGTGTGCAGAAATGTACATGGGCTTATTTTTATATCCTGATTTGGTAAAAAATAAAAGCACGCGAAAATTTCATGCTCTTTTATGAAGAGAGTAGATACAATGGCGACTTTTGCTATTGGACATATTCTTTTGCTTTTTGCATAAAGGAGAATGCTCAACATGAAGGAATCAGCGTTTCAAGCAAAACTTATACGGGAAATTAAGAAACGGTTTCCCGGAGCAATTGTTTTGAAGAATGATCCCAATTATATTCAGGGATTTCCAGATTTAACGGTTTTGTATAAAGATCGTTGGGCGGTACTGGAGATTAAGCAGAGTGAAAAAGCGAGTCACCAACCAAATCAGGACTTTTATATTTTGCAGGCAGACAAAATGTCTGTTGGAAGATTTGTTTACCCTGAAAACATGATGGAGGTTTTAGATGATTTGGCACGATCATTCCAAGTTAGTCGGTGAACATGCCTTTTTGGGCGCAAGCAAATATCATTGGTTGAATTATACGGATGACCAAATGATTGCCAAATATAAAAGCAGCTATACCCAAGCGGTCGGGACGTATCTGCACGAATTGGCAGCGGGATTAATTGAGAATCATATGAAGTTGTCAAAGTCAGATTCAAAACTGCTTACTTATCATTTGCTGTCTCACGGAGTACCTAGGGGAGTATTTAACGTTGACGACCTGTTCGGGAATTTTCGGAATTATGTGAATGACGCGATCAGTTATCGAATGTCTCCAGAACAGGTTTTGTATTACGCCCCGACTTGTTTTGGCACAACAGATGCCATCTCATTTTATCAGAATCGAGTTAGAATTCATGATTTAAAAACAGGGACTGCGCCGGCCCATATGGAGCAGCTATTGATTTACGCTGCTCTTTTTTGTTTGGAGTATGAAAACGACATCAAGCGAATGAAACTGGATTTGAATAAACTTGATTTTGAGTTGCGGATTTATCAGTCTGAGGATGTAATTGCAATCAATCCAACGTTGGATGATATTCGCCCTGTTATGGATAAAATTATTGCCGGCGTTAATTTGGTAGAAGAAATTAAAAAATCGGAGGCTTAATTATGCAATATCGCCTTAAACCATCCTTAGAGGAAATTGAAGAATTAGCCCATTATGGCACGCCGAGACATTCCGGTAGATATCCATGGGGCAGTGGCGAAAACCCGTATCAAAGAACCGGTACAATTTTGAGCCGGTATTATGAATATCAGAATCAGGGACTTTCTGAAGTTGAGATTGCTGAAGCAATGGGCACTACTACGACAAAACTGAGACCTCAGATTGCTTATGCAAAAAATCAATCCCGAATCTGGCAGATTGACCGTGCTCGGAGTCTAAAAGAAGATGGCCTGAGTAATGCTGATATTGGTAAAGCAATGGGCGGTTTGAATGAATCTACGATTCGGAGTTTACTCAATGAAAATTCGGAAGCAAGGACTAGAGCTGCTGTTACAACGGCGAAAAAGTTGAAAGAAATTGTAGATGAAAAAGGTATTGTGGATGTTGGGCCTGGCGTTGAACGGGAATTGGGTGTTTCAAGAAATAAACTGGATGAAGCTTTATATCAGTTGGAAGTTGATGGATATTTAACTGAAAAAAGACGACTAAATCAGGTTACAAACCCAAATCAGAAAACTACATTGAAGCTTTTGTGCAAGCCGGGTACTGAGAAAAGTGATATCTATGACGTTTCTAAAATTGGATCTGTCTCAGATTATGCGGTTTCATATGATGACGGCGAGACATTTCATAAACCTTTCGAGTATCCATCCAGTATGGACCCGAAACGTTTGAAAATTCGGTATGCTGAAGAAGGCGGTCTTGAAAAAGATGGTGTGATTGAGCTTCGTCGCGGTGTAAAGGATTTGAATCTTGGTGAATCCAATTATGCTCAGGTCCGTATTATGGTTGGTGGAGACCGGTATTTGAAAGGCATGGCCGTTTATTCGGATGATATGCCGGATGGGGTTGATGTTATTTTTAACACCAATAAGTCTTCCAATAAAACTTGGCGCGAAGTTTTGAAACCGGTAAAAACCAAACCTAATGGCGAGATTGATCGGGATAATCCATTCGGTTCTTTGATTAAAGAACATGGTGGACAGTCTTTTTATGATGATCCAAAAGGTGATTATATTGATAGTGTTACCGGTAAAAAACAGTCGCTTTCTCTTATTAATAAACGTGCAGATGAAGGCGACTGGGGGGAATGGGCAAAAAAGCTACCCTCCCAGTTTTTGGGAAAACAAAGTATACAGTTGATTCATAAGCAGCTTAATTTGGCAAAAGCTGATGCTGATGAAGAGTTGGCTGAAATTAATGCGCTTACCAATCCGACCATTAAGAAAGTTCTTTTAAAAAAGTTTGCTGATGGTTGTGATAAAGACGCGGTTACTTTGAAAGCAGCAGCATTGCCGAGGCAGCGTTATCAGGTTATTTTGCCTCTTACAAGTATTGGGGAGAATGAGATTTATGCTCCGAATTATAAAGATGGCGAAAGTGTTGCTCTTGTACGGTATCCTCATGGTGGAATCTTCGAGATTCCTATTCTGAAAGTAAATAATAAGAATCCTGAAGGTAAACGAGTTCTTGGCACAAATCCTTTGGATGCTGTCGGTATTAGTTCTAAAGTTGCAGAACGTTTATCTGGTGCAGACTTTGACGGCGATACTGTTATGGTCATTCCTACAGGCGGAAAGGTTAAAATTCTTTCTAAGGAACCATTGAAAGGTCTTAAGAATTCCGATGGTTCTTGGTTTGACCCTAAAATGGCATACCCTGAACGCGAAGGCATGAAAGTGATGAAAGATACCCAGAAACAAATGGGTGTTATTTCAAACTTGATTACTGATATGACCTTGAAAGGTGCTACCGAAGATGAATTGGCTCGTGCTGTTAAGCATTCAATGGTTGTTATTGATGCTGAGAAGCATCATCTTGATTACAAGCGCAGTGAAGAAGAGAATGGTATTGCTGCCTTAAAACGCAAATATCAAGGTACTATTGACGAAGATGGCCGATATCATGAAGGTGCTTCTACTTTGCTTAGCCGTGCGAAGAGTGAAGTCAGTGTTGCTAAGCGTCAGGGTTCAGCCAAGATTGATCCAGAAACTGGCGAACAGTATTGGACTGTAACAAAAGATCTTTACTATAACGAAAAAAAGAAAGATAAGACCACTGGCGAATGGGTAGAGACCGGTAAGATTAAGATGAGAACTCAGCCTTCTACTAAGATGGCCGAGGCCAAAGATGCATATACCCTGGTATCGGATATGAATACCAAGCAGGAGCAGGCTTATGCTGATTATGCAAACCATATGAAATCGCTCGCAAATCAGGCAAGAAAAGATATGTTGAATGCGGGTAAGATTGAGTATAAGGCATCGGCTAAGGCAGCGTATAAGGATGAAGTAGATACTCTTATGGCTAAGCTTGCGGTGTCGGAAGCTAATCGTCCTAAAGAACGTCGGGCACAAATTCTTGCTAATAATGAGGTTAAGGCGAAAATAGAGCAAGACCCGTCGTTAGCTGATAAGAGTAATCGAAAAATGTTAAAGAAAGTATCCCAACAGGCATTAGTGCGCGCTAGAAATGAGGTTGGGGCCAAACGTACCCCCATCAAGATGACCGATCGTGAATGGGAAGCAATTCAGGCGGGTGCTATTAGTGAGAACGTTTTAAGAAAAATCATTGATAGCATGGACATCGATGAACTTCGTGCTCGTGCAACACCAAGACAAAGCACCGAATTAAGTCAGGCAAAGATCAACTTGATTAAAGCTCGTGCTGCATCTGGTTATTCAACAACTGAAATTGCAGAAAGTCTTAATATTTCGGCATCTACAGTAAGTAAATATTTGAAATGAAAGGAGTGAATTCTTGAAATGAAAGAAGAAAAGTCTTCTCTAATTCGTTATAGTTTAACGACTTATGATAATCCTTATGATCCATTCGAGCAATTCGTTCCTTGGTTCATGTTTGATATTCAAAAGGGCTATAATTCTTGCGGTTTGCTTGCAAGAACGCTTGATGCACTTGGCTTGAGTACAAATGATGATGAGCTGAGTGATGAAGAAATTGAAAAAAATATTGAAACAGCAATCAATGAAATATTAAACACAGATTTTATGGGAATTTATGTAAAAGTGTCAGATAAAAATAAGAAAAATGAATTGGTTTCGTCTGATGTTAGTTCGTAAAGGATATAGGGGGGTCTAAAAAATATCACCCCCTCCCTTCATCGCGCCGACCTTTGAAAAATCTCCGGAGGGTGATTTTTTGGGAAGTTGATTCTTCATCATGAA